TCACTCCTCTTCAGAATCACGCAGTTTGTTATCTTTCAAATCCAGGTATAACGAGATCCACTCTTTGACGAAGTGGACTTCCTGGTCATCCATTTCATCGGTGGCTGCCGTAATGAATTCGACATCGCGGCGGCGCTGGGCGCGGGATGTTTCCCTCTGCTTCTCTGCTGTCGAAGAATCAGCGCCTTCCATAATCCATTTAATGGGGAATCCCAGGTCGGATAAGGACTGCACGACCTCCAGCTTCGGCTTGCGCCGCCCCGTTTCGATGCTGGACAGGTACGCCTGGCTGATGCCAAGCAGATTGGCGAAATCGCACTGGTTCATTCCTTTCGATTTCCGGACGATACGGAACCGGGTGCCAATGCTTTCTTTTTTCTCTTCCATAGTGAAGTCTCCTTTTATCAGACATTGATTATTTTATTTAGAATATCCACAACATTATTTTATCACATATAAAATAAAAAAGGAAGTGTTATTTCATATGACAACGCTTTATATTGCAGAAAAACCGGATATCGGCAAAGCCATTGCCACGTATTTATGGCCCGACGGCAGTGCCAAACGGGAAAAGAACTATATCGAAAAAGGCGATACTATCGTAGCCTGGGCTGCCGGGCATATCCTGCGCCAGGCTATGCCCGAAGAATACGATCCGGAATACAAGAGCTGGAACCATTACGAAATATTTCCGAAAGACTGGAAGCTCCTGCCCTCAGCCGATAAGAAAGACCTCCTGTCAGGCCTGGGAAAGCTCCTCAAGAAAGCCGACGTCGTCATCCATGCCGGTGACCCGGACCGGGAAGGCCAGCTGCTCATCGATGAAATATTGAAATATTACAATTATCACGGAAAAGTTAAACGTCTCCTCATCAATGCCAAAGATGACGTCAGCATGAAACGGGCCTTCGATTCCATCGAGGACAACGAGAAATACCAGCCGTTGTATGAAGCCGGTCTTGCCCGTGAACGGGCCGACTGGCTCGTCGGCATCAACCTGAGCCGGGCCTATACCAAGAATGCCCGTAAACACGGCTATGACGCGACATTGAGGGTAGGCCGGGTACTCATTCCTACGCTGGCCCTTGTCGTCCGTCGTGAGGCCGAAATCAAGGATTTCCACAGTAAGGATTTCTACGAACTCGTCGGCACATTCTTGAAGGACAATATCCCCTTCAAGGCAAAACTCGTTCCAGACGATACGCTGGCCGTCGATGAGGAAGGCCGTATCCTTCAGCCGGAAATATTGGAAGCCATCAAGGAAAAAGTCCGGACTGCCAAAGCTATCATCAGTGACATCGACAGCAAAAAGGGCAGCCGCCAGCCGCCGCTTCCCCATTCCCTCGATACCCTGCAGGTCCTGGCCAACAAGAAATACGACTACTCGCCAAAGAAGGTACTTGATATGGTACAGTCCCTTTACGAAAAGAAGTACGTATCCTACCCACGCAGTGACTGCAATTATATCCCCGCATCCCAGAAGGAGGATGCCAGCCGCATCATTCCGATGCTGCAGAACTTCGGCCTTCCGGCAGCCGTCATGGCTGATCTGTCTTTAACCTCTAAGGCATGGAATGACAGCAAGGTCACAGCCCATCATGCCATCATCCCGACTGGCATCGAACCGCAAGATTTGAGCGATGAAGAAAGTAGAATCTATGAACTGATTGCCACGCGATATTGCTTGCAGTTCTATAAACCTTGGACCTTCGAAAAAGTATCTTTCCTGATACAGGCTGCCGGGACTACTTTCAAGGGCAGCGGCACGATCACCAAAGAAAAGGGATTCAAAGCAGTCAGCGACGACATGGACGACAAGAAAGATAAAGACAACGTTGTCCTGCCAGCTCTCAAGAACGGCGATGAAGTCGCCGTCCGGCAGTATGAAATCCTGAAGAAAAAGACGAAGCCGCCTCAGCGCTTCACCGAAGGGACCCTCTTGTCCGCTATGACCAATATCTGGAAATTCGTCGCTCCAGACAATCCGAACCGGGATAAGCTGAAGGAAATCAGTGGCATCGGAACCCCGGCGACACGGGACAGTATCATTTCTGGCCTGCTGATGGCAAAGAGCAAAGGCCACGCCGTTGAACCGTATCTTTGCAAAAAAGGAAAGGAACTCGTTCCGACGGATACCGGCAAATCCCTCATTTCCATCATTGACCCGTCTCTGACCCAGCCGGACACGACAGCCGTCATGGAACTGGCCCTGGCTGAAATCGCTCAGGGGAAAGGCAGCTGGCAGAAATACATCGATTCTGTCATCGCCATGGTCGAAGAGAATGTACACAGGGCTGAAACCTTTAAATATCCAGCCCCGCCGGCAGGCAAGGATGCCGTCCCCTGCCCTATCTGCCAGGAAGGCCATCTCGTCCGTCATCACAGCAAAGCCAAGGATTTCGATTTCTGGATCTGCTCCAATGAGGACTGCAAGTCCCCGGTGACAGGTAAGAAAGTCTATTACAGCGACCATGACGGTAAGCCGGTCGTCGCCTTCTGCCCCCATGATGCCGGCGTCCCGCTGGCCCGGTGGAAAGGGAAATTCGGTTATTTCTGGAAATGTCCGAAATGTAATGCCACTTTCAACGAAAAGGATGGCCAGCCAGATTTTACGCCGAAAAAGAAAAAAGGCCCGGCAAAACCAAAAAATGGTAGTGCTTATTAATCCCTAATCGGGCTTATTCATTCCTAATAAGACTGAATAATGCTTAATAGGTCTTAATAAGCCCTGTTAGGAACGGATAGCCCTGATGCTTCATCAGAAAGGAGCGATGGATATGTATGATGATGACGATGATAAGAAAATCGATCATGACGATGCAGCCGAACCAGTCATCCCGGAGGAAGCCGTCCAGCCGGAAAAAGAGGAAGATACTCCAGATGACCCGGAAGAAGAAATGAGGAAGCCTGAATCCCCCGATTCCGATGAATCCAGCGGAACCAGCCAGGAAGAGGCAAGGGAAGACCCGCAGGAAGAAGATGCTGCCGATGAAACCAGTTCTCCGGATACCCTGAAACATTTCGACGCCTTGCTGACGCAGTTCAATGAGTCCCTAATCCGGTTCAACGAATCATTAGACCGTTTCAATACATTATCTCAAAAGATTACGGCAGACCTGCCACAGGTCGTCGATGCCTCGTCAAAACTGGGACAGCACCTGCAAGCCATCGAAGATGCCGTGCAGGAAGAGAATCAGCTCCGGTCCGACATCCGGCAGTGTACGCACTGGCTGGAAAACACGAACAAACATTATACGGAAATCATGACAGCCATGCCGAATCAGATCTATACTCTTTATCTGGGACAAGCTAAGAAATATGAAGCAAAATTCCAGAAAACCTTTCATAGCCTCGATGAGATGATCAAAGCTGAAATGGAAGGTGTCAAACCGCCATCAAAAATTAGTTACCCGGCTATGGCAGTCATGGCTGTCATACAGGCGTTCTTCATCATCTACATGCTTCGATGAAAGGGGGCTTGGAATTGGAAACAGAAGACAAGAAACGGCAGCTGCGAAATAAGCAGGATATGTCCTATATCCGGGACAATATGCCGGACATCTGGCATATGATCGTGTCGACCCGCTGCTGTCCCATCCATTTAGGACTGCAGAAATACTGCTCCCTGGTCATACCTGATGAAGAAGGCCAGACCTGTGAAGACTGCTGGAGCCAGGCCATCCAGATTGATAATCCCGTGCTGATTGTCAAGGGCATGTATTACTGTCCTGCCTGCCATAAGCCGCTGACCGTCGTTAAAATCGAGAATGGCCAGCAGCAGTGGCGATGCGATGCCTGCCATAAGACATATGTCGTACCGACGGCTACCGCAGAAACACCTTGAGTATTATGGCTTTTTACCGCTGCTTCACCCCTGCCGGAAATCCGGCAGGGGCTTTTTTTATTTGCGGATGACGATTTTCTGCCCCGGCGTCAAGGTGCCGTTTTGGATTTGGTTATCCGATTCAATGGCATAGACGACGGAACGGATGTCTGTACGGTTGTCGCTGTGCCTGCCGGCGATGTCCCATACGGTATCGCCTTCCTGTACTTCATACGTCATGGTCTGGGCAGGCGGTTCAGCCATACGCTTTTGGATTTCATCGGCAATGTTGTAATGACTGGTTACGACAACAGCCAATGCGGCGAATAAAAAGATACCGGTCTTCATGATGTCAGCCCCTTCCTACATCGTGCGGATAATACCGCCGCCAACGGCTTTGATACCGATATGGCCAAATTCAGATAAATCCGGAGCTGTCGCATTGCAGACATACACGACAGGGAAACCATCTTGAAGGTCCATCCGGTCAGCTTCCCATTCGTCGCTGTATCGGGAAACATACAGCATGTCATAACATTCCCCAAATTCAAAACTTTCATGAGTCATGTGGTAAACATAAATATCCCATTCTTTTTCAATCTGCGCTACCATCTGCTTTTCTTCATCATTAAGCCAGAACAGCGCACCTATCATGTGTTTGCCAAACGGGGAGACAATACGTGTGCGGTCACTCCGGTTGAGCCGCCCTTCTTCAATGAAATCCTGTACCGCATTGGGATGCAGGTTCAGCATCTTGATGCGTCGTTCGGCTTCTTTCTTCATGGCTTCTCTCGTAATCTGTTCATTCATAGTGAGGACTCCTTTCTCTAATCCTGTTCTCTGAAGGTCCTGCCTTCGGCATCTCCCCTTGAACCACCATAGGGCTTGACGTCAAGTGAGGAGTCCGCAGGAAGCTCCTTGACGTCAAGCCCTATGGTGGTTATCCTTGCGCCGCGAAGGCAAAAGATTTCTGCTTTTTATTAAGGCTTTTTTCGCTGTCATAGGGAACGCTGGCTGCGTTCCCTGGTCATCTTAGATGTACCCTCTTTCGCAAAGGCTGACGTATGTTCCGTCTCCTATGATAATATGGTCAAGGATAGGGATTTCCATTATCTGCCCTTCATCGGCAATGCGCTGGGTTACGGCTATGTCCTCATGGCTTGGTTCAGGATTGCCCGACGGGTGGTTATGGGCAAGGATAATAGCGGCGGCATTGTAGCGCAGGGCGTATTTCAAAACGTCCCGGCCTTTGGCAATGCTGGCGTTAATAGAACCTTTGCTAAGGGTCTGCACAGCAATCAGCTGATTCTTTGTTGTAAGGTAGACGGCACGGAATTCTTCTTGCGATAAGAACCGCATGTCTTCCATGAGATACGAGGCAACATTTTCGGGACTGCTGAAATCGGGGGCATTGAGCTTCACTGACGATTGGCGGATACGTTTCCCCAGTTCGATGGCCGCACATAAGGCCAGGGCGCTCTTTTCCCCTACGCCGTAAATGGCTTCCAAATCCTGTACACACGTTTCCCCTAAATAATACAGGTTCTGCCGTGGCAGGGATTCCATGACCTTATCAGCCACTTCAACGGCCGTGCGGTCTTTGACCCGTTTACCGATGATAAGGGAAATCAGTTCGCTATCTGTCAAGGTGTTGCTTCCGTATGTCTTCATTTTTTCCTGTACCTTCATGATGGACTCCTCCTCGAATGTGTTCCTGTTGTCCAGGCTACTCCTGGGATGTCCATCCCAAAACCGGTATGGCCGTCATCCGTCAAGCGAGGAGTCCCGCAGGGAAGCTCCTTGACGGATGACGATCATGCCGGTTATACTCTTGGCCACCAGGAGGCCGAGAGTTTTTGACTTTTTATTAAGGCTTATTCGGACTTAATAAGCCCTAATAGGTCTTATTAAGTCTTCATAGACAAAAAAAGAACCACCGCAACAACCGGATGATTGTTGCAGTGGCTCTTGACCTCATTCATAATGTGTCCAACATGACAGCAGTTTTATTTTTTGTTCATCAATATTCACATTATATACTAATCGATGTTGAATATTGATTCTCAAGGAATACCTGTTTTTCCATTTAGGTTCTAGTTTTTCAGCATGGTAAAAAGGATTTTCATATAAGCCATTAATGAGTTTCTTTAATTTTCTAACCATAGACGGATATTGTTTCAACTTCATGTAATCCTTTTGAAATTCTCGTGTATACTCAATTTTATACATCTGGTATATCCTCTAAGGAAGTAAAAGGGATTCCTTCTTCTTTTTCCGCACGGTCTAATTTTTCCGCCATGCCAGGTACACCGTATACATGTAGCGTTTCCATTAAAGAATCATAATCGGCCTTGCCTAAAATGACTACATCATCAAGAGAATCTTTATTCGTAGCAATGACGGGAACACTGTCTTCATTGACTTCCTTGGCAATTTTAAAGAAATCTTTTCTTGCTTTTGTTTGGCTCATGATTTTCATGTTTATCCCCTCCTTAATTTATTTTATCATCCGTGTACATGTACGTCAATAAGTACATGTACACGGATGTGTTTTTAGGCATCTTTTTCTTTCTTTTCTTTCGGACGTTTCCGTTCACAGAATTCAAAATCTTCTAACAGAATACGCCAGTATTCATGCTTACTGCCTTCGGCATCAGTATAAGAAACGAAATCCATGTGACCGTCTACCTTGATTTTATCGCCTTTGCTGAAATGGTCTGCAATGACTTCCGCCTTCTTGCCGAAGGCCGTGACCATGAAGAACTGCGGTTCCTTTTCCTTGGTCTTGAAGTTATAGCGGTTCTCTGCAATCGTGAACAGCGCAATGGCTTTCTGATTTGATGTAAACCGAACTTCTACGTCTTTGACTAAATTACCCATTACATCAATGTGATTCATACGTCATCTCTCCTTTGCAGTCATAACTGTTTTCCCGAAGGATCTGCCTTCGGCATGTATCTCATAACCGCCATGGCAATCTGCCGTCAAGCGAGGAGTCCCAGCGGGAAGCTCCTTGACGGCAGATGGTTATGGCGGTTATCCTTGTCATGCGAAGGCTATGGCATTAGTTCTTTTTATTAAGGCTTTTTAGGTCTTAATAAGCCCTAATAAGTCTTATTAAGGCCAAATAGAGTCAAAAAAAGGACCCGCATGATGACGGGTCCTTACTAAAACCTTATTTCAAATGATATTCTCGCAGTAATTTTTCCTGATACTCATTATCCTGCAAGACACGGTCGACTTCTTCTTGCCGTCCTTCCTGCAATAGCTTTTGAAGCAGGATACTGAGAGCCTGTCTTCCTGTTTTATCCCCGCGTTCCTGACCAATCTTTTCGCCACGTTCCTGGCCAATCTTTTCACCACGTTCCTGCCCTGCTTTTTCCCGGCTGTAAAGGGCCGAAGCGATGTCGCGCATGGTACGTTCATGTTCCCAATAAGCTGATTTCAGCTTGTTATTCGTGGCAAACTGTTTTTCGTAATCCATAGCTTCCTTGATAGCTGTATCACTCATAGCTAAAGCCCTCCTTTCCTGGTCACTGAAATTAGGTGAGAAATAGGCAATCCATCGTTCTGAACGTTTCAGCTTCTTGATGTCGCTGATGTGGATTTTCTTGAGTTCGATGAAATGCATTTCCAAATGATTCGTCAAAATATCATGCGTATCATCATTCATGATATGATACGTGTTAGCATACGTCTGGTATTGTGGGAACTGGTTGAAATCCAACAGATTGATGGTGATGACTGGACGAAGGTCTGCGTATAAATCGCCCTTTTCCAGCTCACGGCTGTATATACGTCCCCAGTAATACAAAGAACGATTGACCATGTATTCATCGAGGAGCACTTGTACTTCAACATGTACCCGTGTCCCATCACCCATTTCTACCAGGACATCGAGGAAAGAACGTTTCCCATCAATCTGCGGCGGAACGATTTCCTTATCCGAAAAAGTGACCGATGTAAAAGCATTACTTCCTTCCCGGTTCAGAATAGCATTGATGAAATTCAAAGTCAGCGTCTTCCGCTCTTCTGAGCCTAACAAGGCTTTGAAGAATACATCGTTAAGGCGGTTCAAATGGATAATATCAGGAATATCAGACGTTGGCATAATAATCACCTCTCCATTAATTTTATCATTGGCCTGTTGCAACGTCAATCAAGACCATCCCGTAAAAGGACAAGAGTCCATTCTAACTATTACATTCATGATAATCACCCCCGTTTCTTATCATTTCTCAAAGGACCTGCCTTCGGCATCGATTTTCAAACGGCAAGAGGTGTCAGCCGTCAATGGCAGGAGTCCCATCGGGAAGCTCCTTGACGGCTGGCACTTCTTGCAGTTACCCTGGCCGTGCGAAGGCTGCCTTTTTTCCTTCCTATTAAGGCTTATTAAGACCTAATAGGGCTTATTAGGGCTGAATGAGGCAGGAAAAACCGGAACGTGAGATCACGTTCCGGTTTCACTGGGATTTATAAAAAAGAGAAAGGAGAGAAAGCAAGTTATTTTGATCTACTGCGGTGTATCGAAAGCAGGAGCAGCCATGTAGTCATAGTTTTCGCTATAGACATGTCGGGAAGCTTCTTCTTTCATCTTCTGGGCTGTCTGCTGCTGGCAGGCTGCCAGCCATTCCTGCGGGGTATCGAAAGCCGGGGCAGCCAGGTAATCATAGTTTTCTCTATAGACATGCCGGGAAGCTTCTTCTTTCAGCTTCTGGGCTGTCTGCTGCTGGCTGGCAGCTAACCATTCCTGCGGAGTATCAAATGCCGGAGCAGCTGCGAAAGCGCCGCCAATGGAAAGGCTCATAGCCATAACGAGTAAACCAGCCATTTTCTTCATGTTCTTTTTCATCATTATCATGCACTCCTTTAATTAAAAGTATAGTAAAGTATAGTTACTTCTTGCCATCATCAGGTATGAACAGGAAATCTCTCAATGGCATGTCGAGATATTCCGATAGGATTTGGATGTCCTTCACTTTGAGCAGCTCCGGATTCCGTTCCAGTCTTCTATAGGTTTGGACAGTTACCCCCAGGATCTTTGCCATGTCACATTGTCTTTTTCCTCTCAACCTTCTTGCTTCTGCTAAGGATAACTTCATCGGTTTCCTCACCTCCTGTTGACTATACTTTACCATAGATTGCTATATTTTGCAATAGTAAAAGTATATTTTTCTATGTTTTTAGGCAACTTTTTTATACTTCATGTTGAAAAAAATAGATATTAATAGTAATATTTTATATATAAGGAGGTGCTGCTATGACCATCGGCCAAACCATCCGGGCTATCCGGCAGGTAAAAGGAATCTCCCAAAAGGAACTGGCAGATATTTGCGGTGTCAGCATGGGTGCCGTTTCTGCCTGGGAACAGGGCCGCAACGATCCCCGTCCGCGTATTCTGAACAAGATTGCAGAATATTGCCAGATTCCCGTAAATGATCTCCTGCATCCGCCCGAAGACGACATCGTATCCATCGCCAGTAATGCTACCGGCTCAGGCCGTCAATTTTCTGAAAGGGAAACCAGGCTGATTTATAAATACCGGAAATTGTCTCCCCTTGGCAAAGCTACGGTAAATGCTGTCATCCAGGTCCAGCTTGAAGGTATGAAAGAAAAGCCGGCACACGCAGACATTCTCAATGAATCATCCCCATCCGGTTTCTATGCCAATATCAGGGAATCCAGTCCAGAAATCCAGCAGGAAATGGAACGGTATTTCCATTATTTGAAAGCAAAAGAAGCCGCTAAGGATACAGGAAAGCAGGAATGATGAAGCCCTATTTGTGCTTATTAGTGCTTAATAAGCCCTATTAGGTCTTATTAAGGCTTATTATGCAGGCTTAGGCGATGCAGCCTTGACACCGCAAGAAGCCCCTTGAGATTCATAGCATCTCAGGGGGCTTCTTACATTTCATCACCATATATCTATCGTAGCGGGATGGTCATAATCATAGTCGATATGATGGGCATATACGTATACTTCGTGAGCCGGGAATTCAGCCTGTATCTGTTCATTCCATTGTTCCAGTTTCTTCAGCAAAGCGTCCGTATCCCTTTCATCCGTATTCAACAACCGTTGCAGGAACTGGCGGCCTTCTTTCTCTCCGGGGTATTCATTACATTCATCAACAAACTGTAATTCCGGTCTTCTTTTCAAGACATACGGTTCAATATAGGCGTCGATGCACCAGGCTTCGGTAACAAACGCTTTATGGATGTCGTTGGTCATATACAACCCTGTCCCCAATTCTTCGGCTGTGTAGATATAATGGATATCATCATAAGCGGCTACGAGTTCATCCATATATTCATGGCATGGCTTCCACTTCGTTTCTACCTTGAACAGGAAATACTGCCCGGCAGGCTCATCGACTATCGCCCCGACATGGTCAACCAATATCTCCGTATCCTTATAATGGATAACGGCATGCCCAAGCTTGAGCTGTTCCCAAATCTGTGTCAGCCCTTCATAGTTCTTTTTCGTCAGAATCGCATAATAAGTCGTACACCAGTTAGCCATTGAAATCATCCTTTCCCTTACATAGTAATCATGAAACCATAGACATAATCCAAAGCCTTCGTAATCGCATAATGGGATGCAACTACCGTGACCAGATGAGCGACGATGAAGTCCATGTGACCATCTCCTTCCAGCAAACTGCCTTCGATGGCTATACCCAAACAGGGATGACGCTGATCGTCCAGGAGGAGTCCTGAAAGGAAGCTCCTTGATGGTCAGCGTCATCCCTGTTATCCTCTAAGCCCGAAGGCTTGCCATCTTCGCTTTTTATTAAGGCTTTTTAGACGTAAAAAGAGAGCTGTTAAGCTCCCTTTTTGATTACGCGGCTTCCATGTCAATATCTCTCGTCTGGCAGGAAAGGTTCGTCCGCTTTGAATAATCTGCACAGGCTCGGTTGATTCTGTCTGAGGTGCTGACCTGCTTATTGGCAAAAAGCTTGGCCTGTACGATTCTTTGCCGCTGGATTTCGAGAAGGGCCATGATATTGCCGTCATCATCGGTTACGACGACAAGCTGATTATATTGGTTCATCCGAGTGGCATAGGACAAAGCACAGTTCCGTAAGGCCATGGAAATCTTTTTCAGCTCGCTTTTCCGTTCGACGCAATGGAACTGGTAGCCGTCGACAGACTGATGCAATGCCTCGATAATCGTCTTATCAATCGGGAAAACGACTTCATGTTCTTCCTGCTTGATAATCGCCACAGACAGCCAGTCATGGAGCTTTTGAAAAGGAACCTTTTCTTTTTCAAAAGCTTTCAGGGTAATCGCATCAGCCATTTTCCACATATGCAAGGTATCTTCATCCTCTTGGCTCCACGGCCGCCGGATAAAACAGCTTGCCTTGATATGCGGATAGCGTGGATAGAAGGTATGGACAAAATCGCAGATTTTATCTATGATATAGCGGTCATCGGTATAGTCAGAATAACCGACATATTGCCCTTTTCGTATCCGTGCCAAATCGGAAAAGACAGGGAAAGCCAGATACGCTAAATCTGCGGTCGGCAAAGAGAAAGCTTTGACCAGTGGATAGAAGTCTTCATAATGCAGGTGCTTCCGTACAAATGGCGTGTTCGGAAGTTTCAGTGCTTCAATGAGGGCGGCGTCATAGGTCATTCCCTGTTTCATCCGTGCTTCCATATCACTTTCCCAGTTGTCCGGCAGTTCCTGGCTCTTCACAGCCTTTTTCAGCCAGTCATGGAACGACAAGTTCCCTTTACCACCATAAGGGACGAGGTCGGCATCCCAGAAACGCACTTTATGGGCCATGGCCAATACGCTGGCAAATACTTTCAGACGACGATTACTGGAAATGAACAGCCTTTTTTCCTGTAGTCCTATCCTTTTCATGTGGCGGTTGATAGTAGTACGCATCATCCGCAGTAGAGCCGTCAAAGAAGTCCCTCGCCGGACAATATGGTCAGCGGCGATATACCAAAGGGCCGTCCTTTCCCTCATCGTGTCAAAGGAACTGATGTATCCCAGCTTTTCTGTCTGGTGTACATTACTCTTGTTTTCATCATACGTCCAGTATACGTCATGGCTTTTCATATCAAAGACAAACCGTTCCTGCACCTTCTGATAGGCCGCATGATACCGTGCGGCATCAGCTTTGATGGCATCATAGGTCAGACGAAGTTCTAGCTTGTCCTTAAAATCGACAAGTGTGATACGCATAGCATAAGGCATAGGTTGTGTCTTATCATGATTAAACATGACGGCGTTCCCATGGTGATGATGGCCACATGCAGGGCAGTAGAATTCATCTTCGTTCAGCCGCCAGTTGAAGTAGGAAACGCTGTTGCATACCGCACAATACGCCTTGTATTCATGGTGTTCAGAATCGTAGGATATAAAAGCCGTCGGCGTCCCCTGCTCTTTATAGTTTACGATTTGACTTCCGATAATCAATTCAGCAATCTTCTTCATCGTCGTCACCATCCAATCCGGCAAATAAGCTTCCTTCTTCGGTTTTAGCCTTCTTCAAATCATCTTCAATAGCTTTCTTCTGCGCTTCTTCTTTCTGTCTGGCCGTATTCTTGGCCCTTTCAGCTTCTTCGGCCTTCTGCTTGGCTTCTTTCTGCGCCTTTTCTTCTGCAAGCAAGGCTTCCTTGTGCTTGTTCAACAACAAGACGGCCATGTTCAAAGCCTTTTCCTGGGTATCACAGAACGCTTCAAGGAACCTCGTCTTTTCCGGTTCCTGAGAATGTTCCTTGTCGTAGGCAATCAAGTTACGAATGGCCTTGAGGAAATCCAGTTGCATAGAGAAAGTCTGTTCCATCATGGAAACATTGTTCATATCCGGCATACTATCCCATCCTTTCCAGAAGTCAGACACCTAAGCCCTTTTGCTTCCGGCGCTACCTTCGCTGCCATCAAAAAAGCAGAATACGCCCAGGGCGGCAAGGACGGCATAGCCGTACATTTCATCCTTGTCACCCTGGGCGTATCCTGCTAACCTGCAGCCGCGAAGGTGATGCTGTTTATTGCTTCTTATTATGGCTCCCTATTATAGTAAGTTTTTTCAAAAAGCCAATCCACCTCTTTTTTCAAAGATCTGCAGATTCTCTCCGGTTATATAGTTTCCTTATCGGGCATTGCTACGCTGTTGCAAAAACGTCAGATACTGCCGATACTTGCGAAGCATCATGTTCTTGGCGTACTGCTCCATATATGCGTAGTCAGGCTTGCCGTCTTCATCGATTGGGAGCATGACACGCTCACGCTTGATGCTGTCCTTATTGCCCATGTGACCATAATTGTATTTTGAGCACGTCTGCTGAATCATACGTGCCATAAACTCACCTCGAAACAAATTCAAGTCGTTATTTCGCAGCATGAGAATTGAGGAGCCAGCACCACCACGTCCAAGGAAATCCATTGGCTGATAGAAAGAACTCCCATCGACAGGACTTACTGTGATGCAGTTGCCCGCGTCGAGCTGCTCACCCTCACACGTTTTGCAACATTTCATCACACCGTTGTTCATTGCTCCTGACGCAACAAACGGTATGTCCCCCATGTCGTAATCGTCCTTGTTTCTGGCTTTTGGACGACTGACTTCAAATAGCTCACCAATCCGAAACTCTTTCCACTCCTTCTCGTCCAGTGCCGGGATATCCTTGTATTCCAGCTGGGAGAGCTGCCCAGCGACATAGTTCCTATACCGCATGAGCATACCCCCCCTCATTTCGGAGGCGTACTGCGCCATGTAGCCGTAGTCAGGCTTGCCGTCATCGTCAACAGGGAGTAGAAACTGTGAGCGAACCATTCGAGAAGGACGCCATTTTCTGGCGTAGATGAAACAAACCCCTTGTTTACGAATCATTTGAGAGAGAAACAGTGCCTCGTCTTCGTTCATTTCATGATCACGTAGCGTTAGAGGATTAACGTCATGGGTACATGTAAACTGCTTTGGCTGATAGTAGCTGTACCCAATAGCCGACCCATTGTTAACTACACAAATAGACCCTTTGTCGAATAATTTGCGTTCAATAGGCTCGTTTGGCCCATAACCGACCTTTGAATTATCCTCAACCGCCTGCATGGTACAAAAACCTGTGACACCATTGTTAATGCCAGACGCACCAATGAATGGCACCTCTCCTTCAGAACTCATTGGCGGTTTTTTGTTATAAAAGCCATGCCCAATAACAAATACACTATTTATTGGAATTCGTTTCCATTCCTTCTCATCAAGACTCTGCATCATCGTCATCCCCTTCAAACAGGTACTCACGGTTCTGCATGACCATCGAGAACTCAAACGTCAGGTAGTCGCCTATGGCCTTCTCGAAGTCGGCATCAGTCGGTATCTCGTCGTTGAAGTAGTAGAAGCTGTGCAGCCACTCGTCGTCCGGCTGCACCGTGGACTCCACGCAAAATTTCGACGGAGCCTCGACGCACCCGTTCCAGACGTCCAGCAGGTGCTGGCGCTTGTCCTTGGCGGAATCGCCCTCGACCAGCCCGACGTGCGCCCTCGTCTCATAGCCGTCGTCCCTGAAGTCAATGAACTTGCAGACCTTGTCCTTCGGGTGCGGCTCGTGCGCCGTGAACACTGCGATGACGGGATTCACGCCAACGCCGTAGAACGTCTCCGTATTGCAGGTGATAACCCCCTCCAGCGTGTGATGCTTCATGATAGATACTTTGAATGCCTTTTCAGCCTTTGACTTTCCTGTCATAGATGACTGCGGAACGATGACAGCAGCCCTCGCACCGATTGTCAGTGAATCTAGTAAATGCTCAATGAAGGACAACTCATACTGAGACGGATCAGCTTTCGTCCCCTGTGAATAGGGCGGATTCATAAGTCCCACTGTTGCGCCTTTCATCTGTACCTGAGCTGGATTTTTTGCCAGAAAATCACAACATTCCAAATTGCTGTTGCCGTCACGACGCAAAATCATATTGGCACATGCTACGGCAAACATATTACTTTGCAGCTCATACCCATGGAGTTGTTTTTTCTTGATATTCCTGCGTTGCTGATCCGAATCCGCCTTAGATAACATGCGATGCATGGCAGAAATCAAAAAGCCGGCTGTACCACACGTTGGGTCTCAAAGGTGTCTGTATTTGATACAATCGAACGATAGCAGGGATTTTGAACACCCCCGTGTTCACTTCAATCGGTGTTGTACTGATTGGCTATCTTCTTGAGCAGAAGTGCTTTTTCCATGAACCAGTCAAAGTAGTTTTTATATTCTTTTCTATCAAACGCCGCATCAAGCTCCTTGGTCAAAAGCATACGTCCATCTTTTTCACCTTCTGACCACTCAATGGAAGCGCCTAATTCCTTTTCTATCGTATCTTGATTATCTTTCAGCTGCCTATACCAATCCTTCCCCTTGGCAACATACAAGCCCGCTGTCGCCCGATGGCGGGATGTGTTGATTGTAAATTCTACCACCACAGACGATACGCCGGTACTCAGGTTGTACCAATTGGTCGCGAAAGCCTTTCTGCATGAGAAGCTCTTGCTGAACTTACTGTCTTTATCGAAGGCATAGTCACAGAACTGCTGCCAGAAGTTCAATTGGAATTTCCGCAGCGGCGTCAGGGTTTCTGCAGCTTTCACCGTTTTTGCCCATTCGTTGGGACGTTCTACAACATTAAACCGTGGTGCTGGCAGCGAATCCCCAATGCGCCAGAGTTCAATTTCAATCAGGAAAAAACCAATATTTTCATCCGTATGCTGATTCAGCCATCCGATAGCCTGTTTATGCTCATCACGAGCCCTTTTGACAATCCAGACTATAATTTCAGCGTCTTTCCCTGCCGCATACGTAATGATTTTTCCCAAATGATCATGGTCGGTATCTTCCAGCTGATTCTCGATGATAATCCCACGGGAACTCCCGCTTTCGCGGGCGTAGATGTCTACACTGAAACTTCCTACTGGAGATTCCGTTTCCTCAAGCTCTAGGTCAATTTCAATGGCATCACTCAGCTGTTCCAGATTTTCTTTTTGGGCAAGCCATTTTGAAAAATCCTGTTCCTCATGCGGCCAGATAGACCGCAAGTCATCAATCCGTTTCATGCACCCTAGTTTTTCCATATATGTCACTTCACTTCCCGATGCTTTAGAAATGCTTCTCCTCTGCCGCCTTGAAATTATAGACTGGTTTCATCACGTCGATAACGTCCACGGTGTCACCGATGACATCCAAGATATCGTCAAGGGATTTATAGGCCATAGGAGCTTCGTCGATGGTGCCTTCGTTTACCGATGTCGTATATATGCCTGCCATCTCCTGCTGGTATTCCTTGAGGGAAAGCTCTTTGATTGCCTGTGTACGGGACATGATGCGGCCTGCGCCGTGCGGGGCAGAGTAATTCCATTCAGCATTGCCTTTGCCAATGGCCAGGATGCTTCCGTCACGCATGTTGATGGGAATAAGGAGTTTCCCAAAGTTAAAGATACCACATCAATCCCACGCGGACTTTTGCTCAACCGATACAGCCGGAGGGCTGGATAACAAGAAAAGGCGGTATGCGCCCCGTGGAGGGGTAGCGTACCGCCTTTTCTTGTGGGGGTTTCCAAAGGGGGCAACGCCCCCATTTGGCACACGACTTTGCGAAGCAAAGTGTAGTGTGTTATACGCTCTGCCGGCGTTGCCGTGAAAATGCCGTTGCCGCCGGGGAGGGCAAGGGCATTTGACGCGGCAGGAAAGCAGGGCTTTGTTTGGGGCTGGTAAGCCGGAAACAAAGGGCTGATTTCAGCAGCAGACAGGGCGTATTATGAAAGCCCCCGTCCCTCGTCCTCCGCCCCCGGCCTATGGGACAAAAAGTCCCAAAGCTCTGGACACCGTGACCAGATGTGTGGCCACACTCCGGGAAAAGTAGCAGGACGGCAGGAAACCGTCAAGGCTGAAATGAATGGGCTGACGCCCGGCCTTGACCGTTCCCCGCCGCCCCGCTGGATGGGTGGACAAGGTGGCCAATCCCTAAAAGTGTTTGGCCGCACTCGTTCATTTTGGGGCCTTTCTTCTCCCAAAATTGAAATGGGCGGGAAAGCCCTAAAATGGCTTTCCCGCCTTGATTACCCATTAGCAAAGACGGGCGAGACTGTCAACGGCGGCGCTGAAAGCGCCGTTCATCTTGACCGTTGACTGGCTCGCCTGGCTTTGCTACTGCCCGTAAGAGATGGAAAAACAAGATGGAAAACAAGGTTAAAAATGGTTGACAAGTCTATCGGATGTGTGTTATACTGTGCGACAGTTTGAGATTGGAAGGAGGCTTACGTGTGTTAATTTGTGTACGCTAATAAGCAATAAAAAGTAGAAGTACCTTTCCACATGATGGTGGGCTTTTTTTGCGTGCGTATGCAAAGGAACACGTAGGTTTGACACGAGCAGTCTTTGAACTGTATCGTGGTGTTTTTTCGTGCTTTGTTGTTATGCAGGCGTCTGCCCTCTCTGTGGGACAACGCCTGCTTTTTATTGCAGAAACAAAGGAACAATGCAATAAAAAAGGAGGTTCGCATTATGACCCAAAACAACAATTCATGGAGAAAAACTTATTTTACACTTCTTGCCGGACAAGCAATATCCTTTATTAGCAGCGGTATTTTGCAAATGGCCATTATCTTTTATTTGGTTGCGAAAACTAATTCTGCAATCATATTGACGGCGGCAACACTGATTGGATTTTTGCCGCAAGCCTGTTTAGGCCCGTTTGCAGGTGCTTTTGTTGACCGGCACAGCCGTAAAAGCGTAATGATTGGTGCGGATTTGATAATTGCCGCCGCTGGCGGTATTCTGGCGCTGGTGGCGTTTTACATGGAATTGCCCGTATGGTCTATTATGGTTGTCCTGTTAATCCGAAGTGCGGGAACTGCTTTTCATTCTCCAGCATTCAGCGCAGCAACACCTATGATTGTGCCAAAAGAGGAACTTACAAAATGCGCTGGTTACACGCAGACCATGCAAGCAGTAAGTGCGATTATCAGTCCAGCTGCCGCAGCGTTTTTATATGCTGTTTGGCCTCTTAATGCAATTATATTGTTAGATATTGTGGGTGCAATCCTTGCCTGTGTGACTGTTGCGATTTCGTCCATACCAACGCCTGAACTATGTCCAGAAACGAAAAGACAACAGTTTTTACAGGATATGAAAGAGGGGTATGTGGTATTAAAGCAAAACAGGGGCCTCTTTGCTCTGCTCTGGATTGGTGTAATTTATATGTTCTTTTATATGCCAATCAGTACGCTTTTTCCTCTCATCTGTATGTCATACTTCAAAGGAACACCGGCCCATGCCTCTGCCGCTGAAATTGCTTTTGCGGTTGGTATGCTGCTTGGCGGAGTCATTCTGAGCATTTGGGGCGGTTTTAAGAAACGGCGGTACACCATCGGTCTTTCCGTTCTCCTGATGGGCGTTAGCAATATGCTCTCCGGGCTTTTGCCGCCAGACGCATTTCTTGTCTTTGTTGTGTGCTGTACTGTTATGGGAATTTCCGCTCCATTTTACGGTGTGCAAAATGCGATTTTTCAAGAAACGGTCAAACCAGAATATCTGGGGAGAGTTTTTTCTCTACTGACAAGCGCCGCTTCCCTCGCCATGCCGTTTGGCCTTGTCATTTCCGGGCCTCTGGCGGAGCGGCTGGGAGTTGAGAAATGGTTTGTCATTTGCGGAATTGGCATTATCATCGTTGCGCTTGCCGTATTTTTACTACCCGGTTTGAGAGAGATTGACAATGAGAATGTACCGGGATGCCAACCAGTTGCCGCCCAAGCAGGGACGAAGAAGCATCTGTGCGCCCTCGTTCAAGAAAGCTCCGGCAGAGCTGGATGAACTGAAGGCGATGACAAAGGAAGAACTTATCCAGGAACTAATCAAGGCCAAGATAACCGAGGCACGGCTAAAAAAAGGCTACGAGGTGAAGGGGGATGGTACTGTAATTCTGTACGGCAACAAGATTATCAAGTAATCATGGAACTATCCGGAGAAATTCCGGTGAAGCTTCTTTGCAAGACAATGGGCATCCAGAGGAGCAGTTTCTACGCTTGGAAAAAACATCTTTCTCAGCCGTCGGGCAAAGAAAAGCGCCTTTTGAGCAACGTCCTGCTGTTCCAGGAGTACCATTGGAAGTATCCATCGCACGGCTATCGCTGGCTGAACGCCAAGATACGGTTGGACAAAGAGATTGTCCTGTCCGATCCCTATGCCCACAAATGCTGTAGGATTGCGGGAATCAAGAGCAAATCCAAGCACTACAGGTACAAGAAGGCTGGCGATCCAGCGCGGATATTTCCCAACCTGCTCATGTCTGAAATGCAGATCGATGGGCCAATGCAGTGCATCGTGAGTGATATGACCGCTTTTTATGTGAAAGGCATCTACCATGAACTGACTCTTTATATGGATCTATGGAACAATGAGATTGTCAGTCATTCCCTCTCTGCAAAACGCGGTGATCGCATGACTTACATCAGCGGACTGGAAAATCTGATTGAGTGGCAAAAACGGCATCCGGAGCACCAAATGGTTCTCCATTCTGACCAGGGATCGGTCTACGCCTCCAAAGCCTACAACGAGCTATTGCCCATGTACGGCATCACCCGATCCATGTCACGTGCCGGGACCCCCACAGACAATGCCGCTATGGAGTCCATCAATGGATGGATCAAGGCGGAGCTGTTCATGGACTTGCATGTGACCGGCGAGAAACCGGTCAAGGAGGAGGTGGATGACTACATTCTTTTCTTCAATGAACAGAGGCCAGCCTATTCCTTAGGCTACCTGACGCCGAAGCAGTATCGGGAACGTCACACGCCCATCTGCTGATCTCGTCTGCATTATCGATGGCATGGTTTGTCTAACAAGCTTGAAGGATGTCAGAAAAGTTGATGAATCTTGTACATCGATTCGTTTTTTATGCCTGATTTTTTTAGTTTTGTGTCCAATTTTTGTTGACAAGTGCAAGTGACTGCATCTTTGATTGTATGAAGTGATGTATTAGTAATGGCAATAAGAGTGCTAATTGCTGATGATCACGCTCTATTGAGCCAATACGACCCGTTGAATTTGGCGGGTCGTTCAACAGATAGTAGGAGGTTATTATGAAGAAATTTTGTTTTTTGTTTTTGATAATCTGTGGCTTGATGGTTTTCTGCCTTCAGGATTGTCAAGCGCGGCAGAAATTAAATCTTGCTGATCTGGAAAATAAATATAACGCCGTGATTGGTGTTTACGCCGTTGACATGGAGAATGGAAAAAAAATTTGCTACAAACCTGATACGCGTTTTTCCTACTGCTCGACAATCAAAGTTTTTACGGCTGCAGAATTGCTAAGACAAAAAAATACCTCCGATTTGAATGAAATTCGTAAGTTTTCGGCGGAAGATATTTTGTCCTACGCGCCAATCACCAAAGACCATGTTGCTGATGGCATGACGCTGGCGGAAATTTGTTCGGCATCGCTCAGGTGGAGTGACAACACGGCGGCAAATTTAATTTTGCAGGAGATCGGCGGCGTGGAAAATTTCAATTTGTAACGGAAAGACGAGGGTTCAAGTATTTTATAATACGGTATTAAGAAATTTTCCTCTTTTCTGCCCTAAATGTAAATTAACGCATATCGTTGATGTTGAAAAACTAGAAATCATAATCAAAAACTCTGAAAAACAAACTTTTTAATTTTGAAAAGGAAGGATATTTAAATGAAACACTTACCTAAAAGTACACCTACGGAAATATTGAATGACCCATACGGATTTACTTACAAAGAAATGTCGGAAGTAATTGGAGAGGATAAAGCAAGAGCCTTATATACGGAATTGTATAAACAGCCATTTCACAAAGAAAATCTATCAATATCAACAAAAAAAGTCTATAAAAGTAGCGATACTGAAAAGTATGTTTATGAATTGAAAGATAACAGGTATATTGAAACGGTTTTTATTAAACGGCGAGATGGTGGGACTGTTTGCGTAAGTACGCAAGTTGGTTGTTCTGTTGGCTGTATTTTTTGTGAGTCCGGACGCAATGGTTTTGTTCGTAATCTAACACCGTCTGAAATTGTGCAGCAGGTTGTATTGATACGTCAAAAAGTAAATCGTATCGTTTTTATGGGAATGGGAGAACCTTTATTCAATTACGACAACTTGATTGCAGCAATCCATATTCTTCGAGATAGAAATGGACTTAACTTTCCAACCGACGGCATTACCGTATCAACAGTTGGTCCAGTTAATCAATTAAAAAAATTGCGCGAAGAACATCTAAAAATTCAGTTGACAATATCTTTACATGCAGCAACACAGGCTGCGAGAAACTGTATCATTCCTCATATGCACATGTACGCTATTGAAGATGTTGTTAAGCAAGCATTGTCCTATTCTCAAAGGCATAATCGAAAAGTGGTATTTGCGTATTTGCTTTTACCAGGTATAAATGACCGTTCCTCAGATATAAGGCAACTTGCAAAATGGTTTAAGGGCAAAAATGTTATGATTAACGTGCTGCAATACAACCCGACGAGTAATTCAAAAATTAGAGCACCACAAAAACAAGAAATGGTTGCGTTCAAACATCAATTAGAGCAAACAGGACTTGAAGTTACCATGAGAGTTTCTCATGGTAGAGAGATTAAAGCAGCTTGTGGACAGTTAGCTAATACATATAATAAAGCCAAAAAACAACAGAAATAATTTAATTAAAAGAGCCAGACGCACAGACGCAGAGCCGATAATATGCAGTTTGAAATACTGCTGTTATCGGCTCTTTTTTGATTTTAATTTGTGCCCCTAATAACCATATTGGAGCAAAATCAGAACTGTTGCTTGTCGTTCTTTGATTTCCGCAGCAGCTTTGAAAAATCAAAGCCGCCGTTTCTTTTTATCTTCTAATGAAATGACGCGGTATCACTGTTAAAAGCGGCGGCTAAAGGAGGTAGCCGCCATGAAGCACATACCCTATCGACAAAATCCGACGGTCATTGACATATCAAAAAAAGCCCGACCACCGCCGGGAACCTCTCTACCCTTGACTATGAACTGTCTAATCATCTAAATACTGCTTACAATACCTATACGCCTGTCCGGGCTTTTCGGACAGGCGTATTTTGCTGCTCAAAAAATTTTTTGAAAAAATTTCAAAAAATCTTCGGCGTTTTTCAAAAACGCCGTATTGCCCCGCGAAAAGGGGGAAGCACCACCAACTTTCCAACGAGAAAGGAGGTGAGAATGTGGAACCTAATAGCAGGGAGTTTTACAAACAATGTGCTTTTCAGAAGTTTTGTAATACGGTGCTGCACAATGAAGCGTGTGACGCTCACAGGGAGCTGCACAGGCATAAGGCAAGGGAAGTCACCTTTTCCGATTTGCCCTTAGACGAAGCGCGGCAGCTTCATACCTTTGATGAATATTTCAAACGGGAAACCGCCGAAACCGTCTTTGAGAAAGCCGGGAAGAAAATCACGCCGAAGCTGCTTCTTGAAGCAATCCGTACTTTGCCGGAAGAAAAGCGCAAAGCCGTACTCCTGTACTATTTCGAGGGAATGAACGACACCGAGATTGCGAAGTTGTTCAATACATCGAGAAGCACGATACAGTACAGGCGGACAAGCTCTTTTGAGAAATTAAGAAAATATCTGGAGGAAAATGCTGATGAATGGGACGAATGGTAACGAACCCGGCTACCCGGAAAATGCCCTTGTTCCCTATCCTGTCATTGTGGCAGCGACAAAGGGTGACCCGGACGCCATGAAGATTGTCTTGCAGCATTTTAGCGGCTACATAGCCCGCCTCTCCATGCGGAAGCTGTACGACGAGCGCGGGAACGTCTATTTCGGCGTAGACCACGACATTCGGGAACGGCTGCAAGCAAAACTGATGATGGCTGTCCTCACCTTTAGGACAGAGGAATAACCGCAACGGCGGCGGGACGCTTTCTCTCACCCCCTTTTCCGTTCCGCTGTTGACGCGGGTAGCACAGCCATTTTGAACCTTGAAAAAGAAAGCGGCGCAAGATAACGGCGGCGCAGCATAGGGCAAATCGGATACGTTCCTTTTGCGTCGAGCCATACGGCGGGTGCGCCATGACGCTATCCGGGCGAGGTTATCACCGCCCGGACAGCCGAGCGACCAACACCGCGCCGGAAAGCAAGTGTAGCGGTTTGCGGGCAACGACACGCAGAATATACAATGATACTTCCTTACAGCCACAGTCCGAGCGTTAAGAGCGTCGCAGGCAATGGGTAGGGCTGCATGAGAACCATGCCGGGGTGAAATTCCCATGAGGTTATGCTAATAACCGTCCGATTAAAGCCTTTGTTTTATTGAATAGTGGACTTGCTGCTATTCATAGACTGTATTATATGTTTGCGAAAGAAAGGGGGATTTTCTTTGACGCAAAACCAAACGCCCGTTACCACAACGGAGCATAAAATCGGAAAAGTTACTTACCTTGTATGTTCGTCTGCAAGTGAACGCGCAACGGACACACTGGATAAAAAGATAAAAAAGCTCATTCGCAAAGACATGGAGCTGAACCCCGCAAACGCCCGAAAATAGGGCGTTTCTTCACATTTTATACATGACACAGGCAGCGGTATGTGGTATAATATAGACAGTACAAATACCATGCTTGTCTGTCGTCGGAAAGGAGGACAAAATGTTACAGACAGACAAGATTACCGCTTTATATTGCAGATTGAGCCAGGAAGATATGCAGGCCGGGGAAAGCGAGAGCATACAGAACCAAAAGCTGATTTTACAAAAGTACGCTGACGAACACCACTTTTTCAATACGCGCTTTTTTGTAGACGACGGATTTTCCGGCGTGAGTTTCGAGCGTGAGGGGCTTCAAGCCATGCTGCATGAGGTTGAAGCCGGGAACGTGGCGACCGTCATAACAAAAGACCTTTCCCGTCTGGGACGCAATTATCTGAAAACCGGCGAACTGATAGAGATTGTTTTCCCCGAATATGAAGTGCGCTACATTGCCATTAACGACGGTGTAGACACAGCGAGGGAAGATAACGAGTTTACCCCTCTGCGGAACTGGTTCAACGAGTTTTACGCCCGCGACACCTCAAAGAAAATCCGGGCTGTTAAACAGGCAAAGGCACAGAAAGGCGAGCGTGTCAACGGCGAAGTGCCGTATGGTTACATAGCCGACCCAAACGACCGCAATCATCTATTGCCCGACCCGGAAACGGCGCACATTGTAAAACAGATTTTCGCTATGTATGTGCGCGGCGACCGTATCTGCGAAATCCAGAACTGGCTACGGGAACATGAGGTACTTACTGTTTCAGAACTGCGCTACCGTCGTTCCGGCAGTTGCCGCCACCCGCGCCCGCACCCGACCTGTATTTATAACTGGCCGGATAAGACACTGTATGATATTCTTGGACGCAAAGAATATTTGGGGCATACCATTACGGGCAAGAGCTATAAGGTATCTTACAAATCGGAGTTTGGAGGTGAGAATATGACAGCGCATATGAGATTAAGATAACACCGCGGGTTATGTTGCGGTGAATCCGTATTGCATAGCTCGCTTATTGGGCAAGTAATATAATAACGGAGGGAATAATGAATAAAATACTTAGATTTAGTGACAGTGAAAAAGTTTTTCAATGTCCTATATGTAAAACAGATTTAAAATTGAAACAAAAAAGTTTATTTTGTTCTAATCATCATTGTTTCGATATTTCAAAAACGGGTTATGTGAACTTTGCTGTAGGAACAAAATCTTCAAAACATTATAGCAGAGAGACTTTTCAAATTAGGCGGGAGGTTTTAGAAAAAGGCTATTATTCACATATCCTGAATGAAGTGGTGCAGCTTATAAAAAGCTTTAGCAGCATTGATACAATACTTGATATTGGCTGCGGTGAAGGATATTATTCAAAGCAGATAAAAGAAGTATCAGGTGATAAAGAAATTATTGCATTTGATATTTCTAAAGATGCTGTTCAGCTTGCAGCAAAAAGTGATTTCAGTAATTCTATCAAATGGTTTGTGGGAAATTTGGAAGAAATGCCCATAAAAGACAAAAGGATAGATTGCATATTAGATATTTTTACTCCTGCTAACTATTCCGAATTTAACAGAGTTTTGAAAGAAGGCGGTTATGTAATTAAGGTAATTCCGGGAAATGCTCATCTTAAGGAGCTTCGAGAGACGGCAAAAGAACAATTGAAAAGCAATCAATATTCTAATGCGGCTGTCGTAGATTATTTCCAAAAGAAGTATTCCGTTGTTTATCACAAGAAAGTTTCAGCAACGTATACAATGACATCCGAGGAAATAAAAACCTTTGCGGATATGACTCCACTACTGTTTTGTGTAAATAAAGATGGAATAGATTTAAAAAAAACAAAAGAAATCACTATTGATGCAGAGATATTTGCAGGGAAATTATAAATTCAATTTCAAGGTGGCACTTAAAAATATTGGCGACAAAACTACCAAACCTGCGCGAAATGAACCTGAACTTAATCTTTTCAATCCAAAAGATAATATCGATTCGTTTTTTATGCCTGATTTTTTTAGTTTTGTGTCCAATTTTTGTTGACAAGTGCAAGTGACTGCATCTTTGATTGTATGAAGTGATGTATTAGTAATGGCAATAAGAGTGCTAATTGCTGATGATCACGCTCTATTGAGCCAATACGACCCGTTGAATTTGGCGGGTCGTTCAACAGATAGTAGGAGGTTATTATGAAGAAATTTTGTTTTTTGTTTTTGATAATCTGTGGCTTGATGGTTTTCTGCCTTCAGGATTGTCAAGCGCGGCAGAAATTAAATCTTGCTGATCTGGAAAATAAATATAACGCCGTGATTGGTGTTTACGCCGTTGACATGGAGAATGGAAAAAAAATTTAGCTACAAACCTGATACGCGTTTTTCCTACTGCTCGACACACAAAGTTTTTACGGCTGCAGAATTGCTAAGACAAAAAAATACCTCCGATTTGAATGAAATTCGTAAGTTTTCGGCGGAAGATATTTTGTCCTACGCGCCAATCACCAAAGACCATGTTGCTGATGGCATGACGCTGGCGGAAATTTGTTCGGCATCGCTCAGGTGGAGTGACAACACGGCGGCAAATTTAATTTTGCAGGAGATCGGCGGCGTGGAAAATTTCAAGGTGGCACTTAAAAATATTGGCGACAAAACTACCAAACCTGCGCGAAATGAACCTGAACTTAATCTTTTCAATCCAAAAGATAATCGTGATACTAGCACGCCGAGACAGATGGTAAAAAATTTGCAAGTCTATATATTCGGCGATATTTTGAGCGACGACAAGAAAAAACTGCTGATTGATTGGATGAGCGACAATTCCATAACCGACACGCTTATCAAGGCAGAAACTCCGCAAGGTTGGAAAGTTATCGACAAGAGCGGTTCAGGCGATTATGGGGCGCGGAATGATATTGCCGTGATTTATCCGCCCAATCGCAAACCCATTGTCATGGCGATAATGTCGCGCCGCACGGAAAAAAATGCAAAATCTGACGACGCTATGATTGCGGAGGCGGCAAAACGAATTTTTGATAATTTAGTATTTTAAAGGGGCTTGATAGCATCGGTATTGCCGATGGGCAGAGAGGGCCATCACGCAAAAATATTTCGCCAAACATTTATATCTCACTCAAACTTCGCACACCTGAAACCCTTACTATTATATCATATTCCGATTTTCTTCATCAAAAATACGGCAGAGAATCCTGCGTTTCCTCTTGGATTCTCTGCCGTAATCCTTTTTTCCTGCTTATGCTCTGATTTCCGTCCCGTCCTTGAAGGTCACCCGGATATCGTCTTTGCTGTACACTGTGATGAAATCCACCAGGCTGCCCCACAGCCGGGCATCGAACTCCTTAATGAGATCCTGATTCCTAAGCTCCTTGATGAAGCTGTCCATCTGACGGCTCCGGGCCTTGCGATACTGGATGGCTTCACAGGTCTTGTCGTACTGCGTCTTCGCTGCTTCATACCGACTGACCAGTTCGTTGTAGTTCCGGTCATAATCATCAAGCGGCTTATCCTGGTCTTTTAAAGTACCATAGGTTCTAAGGTATTCATGAAGTTCCGATGCATCTTTTAAAATCTGTTCTGTTGTCTTTTCAAAATCTGTTTCTTCTTCGAGAACGTATCGGGTATAGTATTCATGAATGTTTTGTGGCGAAAAAGAAACGAATGACTCTAAGTCTGGTAACATTTTATAGCTTTCCCGATCATCAACCCACAAAGGAGTGATTTCATGATGCTTTTCATTTCCAGAAACACCAACAGCAAACACCTTCTTGAAGTTACTGCCCTGAGCAATACGTTTGGCATAGAAATAAGCCCCGTTGACAGCATAATCAGTAACGGCTTTTGTATCCATATCAATAATTCCGTTTTCTGTCAATTTAATCTGTTTGCTAGTATCGGCTTTATCTTCGACGACTAAAACAAAATCATCAATAACAGCTACGTATTCAGGATACCCAGCATGTCCTGTACCTCTCTTAGATGCTGTTTTCAATGCCTCATCCAACTCTTTTACAGTAGAACCTTGAGCATCATATTTTATTTCATTCTCTTTAAGCATTGATGCAACCCAGATATCCGTATTTACTTCTTTTTTACTCATGCTTATTCCCCTCTCTATGCTTTTCAATATATTCAAGAGCAGCTAATCTTAAAAAGGCCGATAAAGATAATCCATAATTTCTGGCTTTTTCCATAAATAAATATTTTTCGCCTTTCGACAAGCTGATAGAAATAGCAGTTCTTTTTTCTTCTTTTTCCATAATAGTCTCTCCGAATTTTTGTTCTATATAAATGTCATTTTACCAAAAATTAGTTAATTCTTCAATAATTTTCTAGCAAAGGAAGGAATATCGTGATAACCAGCACTTTCATTTAGCAATCGCTAATTAGTTTTGTCAATGTAAAAAGCGCTGCTTCGATCGAGGCGGCGCTTTTTTACTGCTCTCTATTCAATCTTGAATTTTGAAATGCTGTGGATTCGTACCGGCTTCCGGTCATATTCTCCCAGCTCGACATTGCTGAAGGTGATGGTATGCGTTTCTTTCCGGCGTACATCGACCAGGTCCTGTACAAAGGTCCGCTGTCCGATACGCATGATATGGGTCACGAGCGGGCAGGCCGTGATGGTCAGGACGGCACGATACATGATGAATTGCCGTTCTCCCGGATCAAGCTGCATCGAGGAAATCTGGATATGGCCATGGAAGCCGGCTTTCTTGAGGAGACGGGGTACATTGGCCTTGATGGCGGCTACGAGGTCGCCCTGTTCATGGTTCAGGATGTCGCTATACCGGTCCGTATCGGAACGATAGAACCATTGATGATCCGCATAAATATAGGCATCTTTCCGGTCCGGATGTTTCTTCAGCCATTCCTGGCCTTTTTCAATCGTATAGACATTATGCAGCCAGTTGCGGCCATTCGTTACCAGTACATGTTTCATTTCCCATTCTCCCTTTCATTGATTCATCACATCGCTAAAATTCTATCAGTCTTTTCTCTTCCCGTCTATGGATAACCGCTCCGATTGTGCACAGTCTTGTGTAGTTCCCAGCAGAGGCAGGAACATCTCACATATAATCTCCTTTCTTATGCTCATCTCCATATCACGACATATAGAATCATCATGGCCATACTGTAAAGGCAGACGCCGGTATGCTCCTTTGCGGAATTGACCCGGAAAAATCGTTTTCCCCATCGCTTCCCTCTCATTTTGTAGTTCGGTACGGTCCCACATAACGCGTCTTCGACGATATGGAATATCCCTCCGGCTGCAACCAAGGCTATGATGACGGCAATATTAGGAAGCAGCTGGGCTTTGAACGGATTGTATAACAGCGTCGATGTCAGATAATGAAGGTTCCAGGATATAGGCCGGCCATACATGACAGCTCCGGCCAGGAGCAGGACGACCAGCCAGGGAACGAACCAATGACTCCACTGCCGGTGCTGCCGCTTATATTCATAGTCCTTATTGAACTTCCACGGCGGCGTTTCCATCAGGTCAGGCAAGGTAGCCGCCGCAGCGGCTACGATACCATAGACCGGGTTCCCGGTGATGACCATGACTGTAAGGCCCGTAACAATCTTATGATTAATCCATTTCATCGGTATCCCCTTCTTGTACGACGTCCAGCAAAATCCGATGTACTTTTTTCGGATCGGTTGGGTCCGTATCGATCAGATACGGAACGACACAATCTTTCTGCCAGTCCGTGAAGAGATGAGTGCAGAGATGGCCATTGGCCAATTTGACAGCAGGGCTTCCGAATTCTGTCTTGACTGGTTCAGCCCCTTCCGGAAGCTGCACCGTAATCTCATCCCAGTTATACGGATGCGTCTTCAAAGGCTGCAAGAAAAACGCTTCCTTATATCCGTATACCTGGTAACATTTATAAATCTTCATCGTATTCATCTATATCTACCCTTTCTTCTTTATTTTGCTTATCCCAGGACTTCCGTTCCAGCCGGCAGGTCGCCTTTGGGTGTTCGTCCCGATGGTCGATCCACCAGGCAGCCTGAGTCTGCCCTGTATACCAGGCATAGAACTTTCGAGCCTTCTCTTGCACTTCTGGTGGAAGATTCGTAGCCAGGAAAATCTTTGCTTCTTCAATCCGTTTAGCGCGGATGACTACAGCCCAATCAATCTGTTTCTGACTGCCCGTAAGCGTCGGCAGGTTCAGACCTGCCATTTCCTTGATAGCTATTTCGGTTCTCTTTTTGTTTTCATTGGCTTGACAGTTCGGACACAGGCAGTTCGTTTCCATCCACTTGATTTTCCGGTCACGGTCTGCGCTTTTGCCGTAGATTTGAATAACCCCTGCGTGACCACACGCATAAACAATGTCATATTTCATAGTTTATCCCTCCTGTTATTACATTATGCAGGCTTAATAGTTCCTAATAGTGTCTAATAGGTCTTAATAATGCTTAATAGTGCTTATGATTTTCTCTATATCTTGTAGCCGCTTCTAATGCTTTGACGTGGACTTTAGTATAATCGTCGATGATATTTCTGGCATCTTCTAAGTCATCGTCTGTGAAATAATCACGGGGATCAAAACTGCCGGTCTTGTCTACACAGTAAAAAAACTTCAAAACGGTGGACATGACCTGGGCTGGATCTTTGACCATGGCTTCACTCTGTCCTAAAGCCGTCAGGGCCACTTTCCAGTTATCGTCCAGCTTATACCTCATTCGTTGATGTTGCTTTACGTCATAGGCGTAGATGTAGCGGTTCCCGATATAGAAAGTGCGGTTATCTGTACACACATTGAGTAAAATCTTCCAAGGAGCTTTCATCATTGCATACCTCTTCTCATAGAAATCTATAGGGTCTAATAGGTCTTAATAGGAACGAATAAGCCTTAATAAGTCCTATTAGACCCTATTAGTGTCTTTTAATCATTTTTTCAGTTCCCAAATTTGGGCGGCCTTTTTCCTGGCTTTAGCTTCTTCCCGGATAGTGGCTCGTTGAGTCTCTGTACAAGCGTACAGCGGGTCCTTGACATTCATGCGGTAACACCGCTGCGGAAGGCCAGTTCTACGGAGGCCTTTCCCTTCAAACGCAATGAAGTTCTGGAACGTTCCGTCTTCATAGTAGACCCGGCGGTAGTGGTGGAGCTTCCCGTCCTGGGTACACACGAGTTCCCGGATTGGTTTTTCCGGTTCTGTGTCTTCAAAGAGCCAGTCTAGACCCTGTAAGAAATCTTGTTTCGTAACTCCTGTATAGGCAGTCCATTCTTCAAATAATGCACATCTCCCTCTGAGCACATACTTTTTCCATGTATCAACTTTTGCCATCCTCCCATTCTCCTTTCTTTATTTTACTTAGCCTTGTTGGCTGCTACTGGCGGCCAGACACGGATTGTATCCGGCACTTCGGCCTGCTTCGGCTGCTTTTTGGATTTCGCCGACTGTATCTGTGTATTCACAGTCCGAGGAGCTTCAGCAGCTTCGCTTCCAGTATCATACGTTTCATCAGCGTCGTAATCAGCATAGCTGCCGTCGCCGAACTTGTCCCAGATGTCCTGGCGTATCCCTTCGACGGTGTCGACGTAGTTGATGGTTTCCTCATAGTTCGGGATACCGCCGGCTTCATCGACGGCACCAGGGCCTGCATTGTAGGCGGCTTCTGCGTAGATATAGGGGTCATCCCAGTCCCGGTAGCGCGACAACATCTGTCCCAGATAAGCGACGCCGCCATAGATGTTATCCTCCTCGTTGTACGGATTGACACCAAGACTGGCTGCCGTGTCCGGCATGAGCTGGGCAATGCCGATAGCTCCGGCACCGGATACAGCAGAGTTGTCGAAATGGCTTTCTGCTGTAAAAACGGCCGCTGCCAGGATGGGGTCGACGTCGTACTCATAGGAAGCATCACAGATGTCCTGGGCAATGATGCCGGCTTCCGGTTCGCTGACATACTGACTGACCTGCTCATAGACCATTTCATCAGGCGAAGCCGCCTGTACGGTCGTTGTGGCTATAGCCAGCATCAGCAATATTCCTCGTTTCAACAAAGTATCATCTTCCTTTACATGAATCTATGGGGTCTTTCCTGTTTCCCCCTGCGCTTTCCGCTGCGTATAAAAAAGCATAGTGCCGGCCGCGGGCAAGGGCCAGCCGCAGGCGCAGCACTGTTTACCCTTGCCCGCGGCCGGCACTATGCTAAACTAACAAGGCGGAAGCGCCTCGTTTTTCTTGCTTTTTATTAAGGCTTTTCAGGCACGCCGCTCTGTGCTTTGGGATTTTTCCTGTACTTTTCCCCGTTTCGGCTGGTTTTCGATGGCTTTCTTGATGTCCGGCCGTTCCAGGCTTTCCTTGACGTATTTCTTGTACTTCGGCAGGTAATTCCCAATCCAGCGCTCAATCGTATCGGCTTTGTACTTCTTAGCCAGTTCGGCTACCATATAATCCGCTTTTTCCTTGTCCGTATGGCAGTAATTGACAATGGCCTTGGCTTCATACCACGGCATGACCTGTGCGACTTTCCGGCCAATCTTGGGCCGGTGTTCTTCCATGTTTTCCGGCTCGAAGCCGCGCTGGATGACAGCTTCGATTTCTTCCGGTTTGGGCCGCTCAAATTCGACAGCCGATTCCAGCTGCACCTGGTTATCCGTATATTTCTCAAGGACCCGTAGGCCCTTATTCAAATCTTTCAGGGCTGTCCGGCCACGGTCATCCAGGTCATCCTTTCCACTGTTGATGAGGTCTTTCGAGAACCGGGCGCTGCCGATCTTCATCTGGCCGTCATAGTATTCCCGGCTGAGGACAGGGACCTCATCATAAGATACGGTGAGCTTGCGCCAGCCGGAATATTCTACCGGCTTCATGCCGCTCTGTTCATGTGTGAACATGTCCCGGTCGTCCTGCATCAGGGCATAGACGAATTGGCGGGCTTCATCGCCCTTGTATGATTCCTTCCCTGCGTCTGTTTCCAGGGATACGGCGAACTTATCCTCAAATTCCTGTACATGGTGCTGCTCGATTTCCTTGATGAAGGGTTTTACCGGCAGTGGTTCTTCTTCCATGCCAGGAGCCATGAAATGGCCGTCATAGTCAGGAACGAGGGAATGTTTCAGCTCGATGACCAGTCCGTCTCCTTTTCGTCCATAGAATTCCGGTGTCTTCACATCGAGAGCCATTTCACCGTATTTCCGGCGCACGTCGATTTCATCTGTGATGTGCTCATTGGCTGGTATCCGGTACAGATACGTATCAACCCGGTCTTCAATCTTCTTGTATACCGGGTGGGATGACAGATAGCGGCTTTCGCTCTGTAACAGCGGCTCTATAGTCCGTGACAGCTCCAAGTCTGCTTTCTGGTATTCCTGTACCATGAGCCGGGCTTCGGCAGCTTTCAGCGTTTCCGGGCTGGCTTCCCAGGCTTCCTTGAATTCCTCGCTGCCATTGAACAGCTTCAGCTTCATCCGTTCTGTAATGGCTTCTTCCCGTCGTACCTCATCGAAAGCCTGTTCCCGCAACGGACGGAGGGCTGCATATTTCAGGCTTTCGGTAAGAGTTCCCTTGTTCCCCGTCTGTAGCAGTCCCTGTTCCAGGGAAATATTCTGTTTCCAATCCTTGAACTGTACCTTGAAGGCGACTTCCTTCCGGTACTCCGGATTGTCGATGTTCTCGAAGAGACGCCGGTCTTCCTGTACGATATGGAACAGGACTTTATAAGCGTCATCGCCCTTGAGCTGCGCCCCTTTAGGGATGAGCGTGTCCTTCATCTGGTAGTCCTGTTTCATCGTGACTTCCAGCTGCTGCAAGGGGTCTTTCATCATGGCTTCCAGTTCGCGGGCCTGCTGGGCGACCCGTTTCAATTCGGATTTTTCAAAGGCCCCGTTGATTTTCTGGGACGCCGTATCGCCCCGATAGGCACTCTTGTACAGTATCTTCGTCGTGGCATCGTGTTCGAGATATTCCGTGATCAGGGCGCCATCCTTTATCTTGTACGGTTTCGTCGCCCCGGCGTGCTGGAGCAGCTTAGTCATAGCATATTCCCGTTCCAGCGCCCGCTGGGCAGGCAGCCGAGCTTCATGCCAGGTGTTCTCCCCGGCCAGCTTGCGCAGGGCCTTGATGCCTTCCAGTGGGTCCTTGAACAGGGCTTCATCCTTCATTTCGACGCCATTATCTTTCAGCATGGTCTTTATCCGGTCCGTGATTTCTTCCGGTGACAGATTCTGTCCTTTTTCATAAGGCGGGATGCCTTCAATGTCTTTGGCGTTATATAGCTTCCACGTGACCAGATGGTACTTTGCGTCCTTATTGACAAGATATTCAAAGGTTTCCGGCTTGGCCCCTTCCCGGAGTTTCCAGCCAGCCTTGTCAATATCTGTCTTGCACATGTACCGCGGGTCCGGCTCATCGAGGATCATGGCTTTGAGGTAATTGGCACAGGTCATCTCTTTCTGCACAGGCTGGCCATCCTGGCCAATCTTTATCTGGCAGGGAATCTTATCCATGCTTTTGAAGAAGGCCCCTGTCTCATGCAGATTGTTTATTAGCTGGTTCTCAATGGTACGGCGCCGGCTCAGGCAGGTCGCTTCTTCATTGTCGAAGAATTCCTTCGTCCGTTTGAAACTCCCTTCCTTCCGGGCCTGCCGGGCCGTCTTGTTCCGGTAGCGGACGGCTTTCGTGCGGCTCTGTTCCTTCTCTGGCGCCCTGCCCATCAGGTCTTCGATACGGTCATAGGCTTCATACCGGGTCTGGATGCCTTCATTCCACATGACCAACATATAAATATCGCCGGATTTTCCCGTTTCCCAGTCCTTGAACATGTTGTAGTTCGTGCCGGATGCCGGATTCTCCGAATCGAAGATAGAGAGCTTCCCACGGCCTTTCATGCTGCCAAACCGGCACTGGTCCGGCGAAAAGAAGCGCCGGCCATAATAGCGGGAACCTGCCGGGGCCTTGCTGTCCTGGGGCAGGTTGCCCATGCAGTATTCCTGGATACGGTTCTTATAGTACGCATAATTGCGTTGCTTGTACTTCCGTTTCTTCATGGTCCTCGCTACCCTTCATAATCAAAACCACTGTTCTTGTCATCATCAAGCATCTGCCGGATAGCTGACGGATTGTCCAGTTCCAGTTCCCACGTATCCCGGAAGCTGACGCCGTATTCTTCTTCGGCTGTCATGATTTCCTTGGCTTCATCCTGGCTGATGCCCATAGCCAGCAGTTCCTTTTCATGTAATTTCTGTACTTCTTCATAACCCATAAGTCATTTCTCCTCTCCAGTTTCAATGTCTGAGCGGATTCTGGCCCTGGCATCCTGCTGCCAGCAGCAGGATGACCAGGATCAGGAACAGCGTCGTCGCAATCAAGAAAAACAAATCCAAAACATTCACCTCTTGTTATAGCTGCGGGCCAGTGTCCGCTGGCCGTATGTCGTACCGTCACTCCAATGGACTTCATCCCATTTGTCGCGCATCCTTCCCGATGCCCGGAAGATACGGTCGGTCTGGGCCAAATCATTGCCGTTGCGGAAATTGACGTTCCAGCAGAAATAGAGATCGTCCCGGCTCCGGTCGCCTGTCCAGGCGTCTTCGCCGTTATACAGGGCCTGCAGGATACGGCCGTTCTTCTGCTTGAACAGGGCTTCCAGCAGCTTTTCATCGCTGCCTTTCAATACCGCTGGCTCTGCCTTCTTCCGGCTAGCCGGCTTCTTCTCTTGCTTTACCGCAGGGGCAATACGGGATACCAGTTCATCCAGAACGGCCTGGCCGTTCTGGATCGGCGCATCGAGGATGGCGTTGCCGGTCACGGTGAAGTACCTGTCCTGTGCATAGACCTCGACGTCATCCGTCCGGATGCCCCGCCGGCCATCTTTAAGGCCATCAGCGGTGATGATGATGTGCAGGCCTGTCCCGGACGGACTTTTTTCACAGTATGATTCGAACCGGTCCACCAGTTCCTGTGCATCTTCCCGGATACGGCCGTCATCATCGATGCAGTGGTCGATGTCGATGCCCACAAAGGGATCATCGGCAGTAAAGACGAAGCCCAGACCGTCGTAGCGATAAGCAGCCCGGCAGGCTTCCGAATACGTCCCCCACGTAAGGGGATTGTTGACCTGTGCCGGTTTCCCTGTTTTCGGGTCGTAGGGCATCTTCACTTTCTTCACCTTTTTGCCCTGCCGTTTGATGAATGTCTTCCATACGACCCATTGGGCACATTCCCTCAATGCTCTTGGTATCATCGTACTGCCTCCTTTACGTTAGCGTTCCATACCGCGTGACTTCGCGTTTTCCTGCGGCCTGCGGACGGTAACACGGCGCTTGGCCGGTGCCTTTTCGACGGTCTTTTCTTCTGCCTTTTCAGCCGTCTTTTCGGTTTCCTGGCGGCGCCATTTAGCCGGTGTCGCCTTGGACCGGGCGATGGCCTGCTTTTCCTGGGCTTCGGCCCGCTGACGGCTCTGTTCGATTTGGCGGCTCGCTTCGTTCAGCCGGGCCGTCGTCCTCGACAGGACGCTTTCAACGGCATGATAGGCCTTAGCTTTGATGGCGTTCCGGACCCGGCGCGGCGCTTCGGAAATCGCATGGCACGTATCCTGTACCGTATGGGATACGGTGTCACGGATTTCTTTGAGAGGGTGCTTCTGGTTCTGCTTGACTGTTTCCTGGAAAACACGGAAGGCTTCGGCCGCTACCATGAGCTGTTCTGGTGTCAGCGTTGTCTGGGAAGCTTCCCGCAGGTCTTTGATGGTTTCCTGCATCTGGGCCATCTGGGCCTGCATCCGGCGGTTTGCTTCGCGCTGCGCTTCCAGTTCCTTCGCATACATCTGGTTCAGCTTCTGGATCTGTTCCTTGAAGGCCTTGCTAGCATCTTCAAAGGAATCCCGTGCCTTTTGGATGGCCGTCTGCTTGACAGCCTGCGGCTTTTCCTGTTCATAGGCATCCCGGCAGTCCGACAGGTTCTGGTTGATGGTTTTCTGCTTCTTGGCATGTTCCTTCCAGACTTCCGGCTGGGAGTGGCCGCAGTCCTGTTCCATCTGCCGGTAGCCTTGCATCTGTGTCGTCATATTCTTGGCGGCATCTTTCACCGGCTTCAGATCCTTTTCCGGCACGACCTTTTCCGTCTTTGCCATTTCCTGTGTCGATTCCTGATAGAACTGGGCTTCCCAGGCATCGAGTTCTTCCTGGGAAATTTCTTCATACATATCCTGGTTCATAATATTCTCCTCCAATTACTGACTAAGCTGTGCTTTTAGAACGCTGGTCATCTGTACGGTTATCGCATGGACGCAGTCCAGGGCTTCCGCCATGCCGCCGGTATGGACGAGGTATCCGCCCCGGCTGGCGTCCCCTGCCAGGGAGAAACAAATCATCATTTCCGATACCAGCAAGTCCACTTGATTCATCAGGCCCTTGGCCAGTGCCTTTACTACTTCCATGCTGCGCATATCCCACGGCAGCCCTGGCCATTCCGGGTGGAACAGCAGCGGCATCGTGTTCCCTAATGTGCACATGGCTTCTTCCGGTGTCACGTTAGCTGCCATTAAGAAGCGCTTCGGTTCTTGCTTTGGCCTGGCACAGATGACGCAGTTCAGGTTCATCGAATCGATGTCATTCAGGAAGTCCCCGAACTTTTTCCTTAATTTCATGTCGATTTCGTTCATTCAAATCAGCTCCTTTCTTATCGGCTTATACCTTTCGTCTTATCTGTCGTTGTGCGCCGGACGGCGACGCGGCGTTTCCGTTTCGGCTTGTCCGGGATGGTGATGGACCGATGGATGGGCTTGAAATCCCGTTTCTTCGCCTTTTCCGGCCCTGGCTGAGGCACCGGTTCTACTGTCCTTGCAGCCCTTTCGATAGTGTGCTCATCGGTCTTCGTCTGTACCTTCTGCAGGTCACGTTCAATCATGTGGTCCTTGATGTAGTCCGTCATTTTCTGTGCTTCAGCAGCTGCCCGGAAAAGCTCATCCGGATCCTTTTCGATGACCTCGGCCCAGCTTTGCAGGTAGGCCACATGGTTCTCATAGTGCTCCTTACCTGGGGCTACGCCGTATTCCTGGCCCAGGAACAAGGAAGTCATTTCAGCTCGCAGTTCTTCCTTAGCGTAAATCGGGCCGCCGAACCCGTCAGACTTTGTGATGCCTTCCCGATTCATCCGGTTTTCAGCCCCCGTAGAATGGGCGATTTCATGGGCTACGGTCCCGTAGAAGGCCCCTAACGACTTGAATTCTTCCCTCGGCATGACATGTACACAGTCTTCACTGACCCGGTAGAAATTCTGGTTCTTCTGGTCGAATTGGACCTTGGCTTCGCTGTTGGCGATCATGGCTTCCATGGCAGCGTTCCGGTCCTTTTCATCGAGGGTGATGTCATGAGGCCTTTCCGGCGGGATGTTGGCAATCTGGTCGCCGTTGAAGACGATGTAGCGCCGGACCAGCGGTGGATTCAGCCGTCTTACGGCCGGTTTCATCCGGCCTGTTTCCGGATCGGGTTCCATCTTTGGCACCAGCTTCCCCGTCTTCGGGTCCTTTTCCATGAGGGGCTTGGTGTACTGCCAGTATTCAATCGGGATGCCCTTGGCCCCCTTCTTGATGTGAGGTTGCTTTTCAAAGGGAAGCCCTTCTTTCTGCAAAGATTTGACCTGATTGAACGTAGCCCAGCGGGTATCCTTGAAACCGAATCTGTCGGCAGCGACGGTGAGCATCATATTGTTGATGCCGTGGTATTTCGTATCCTTGCCCTGCAGGTCGGCTACAAGGTTGCGGTGAGGATGGCCATAATGGCCGCTGTCCCAGAAAAAGGGCTTGCCCGAACGGATGTCCTCTACGACACGCTTTGCCAGGGCTTCCCGTTCTTCCTGGATTTTCTGTGGTAACGGCATAAAATCAACTCCCTTCTAACGGACCCGTGCCGCATTATCGGCTTCCGATTCATTTTCCAGTTCCTGCTTTTCTTCATCCGTGAGCAGGTCAGCATCGCGCGGATCCATGCCGCCGTACTTTTCTTCAAAACGCATATCTTCTTTTTCCATATGGATTCTCCTTCCTACAATTTGAAACGGTTCTCGATATTATCCGGATAGAGCCTGTCCATCATCTCCTCCCGACGTTTCTGGTATTCCGGCTGCTGACTGACTTCCCGGACCAGCTTCTTGCCATAGTGGCTGATGACCCGGTTCAGACTGTACTTCTGCAATACCTGGGCTAGTTTCAACGGTGAATACTGCATCCCCGGCATGGCCATGCGCAGGAAACGTATATCTGCCTCGCGCTGCGCTTCTATCCCGGTGATTTCCTGCCCCTTCATGAAACGCTTATACAGTGCTGCCAAAGACGGCTGTGCCATCACAATCCCTCCTTTCCCTCTTCATAAAAAGCCTTTTCTAAGATTGGTTCCATCCCTTTCTGAAGCCAATGTGAAAAATAATCTTCATGGGAACGTTGCTGCATGGACTCACCTCGATTCTGTTATACCTGTTTTACCTGCTCACAAGCCGTTTAAACGGCTTTTTGTTTTATCTGTGATTAATGAGCTGTTCGCAGAAAGAAAAGGCCTTACAAGCGATTCTGTGACGATTTCAGGACATTTCCCGCTGGCGTTCCCTGCTTCTGGTGCGTTCCTGCCCTTTGCTCCGCATGACGGTCACATGGCGTTTGCGGCATACAGTGCATTTCTTTTCGTGGTTATCATGGGTGATAGCCTTTTCCTCGGTCATGTTTTTCTTCTTGTTCAAGGAATAGGTGATTCCTTTCTTGTCCATGTACCAGCGCAGTGATTCCAGGCGGCCCCGGTACTGCTGCTGCCAGAATTCCACATCATTCTGGTTGCCGGCACTCATGTCATCCTTGATTTGAGCATCGATATAGCGGAGTTCCCGGCTTTCATCGAGGATGTACTGCTTTTCATTCTTCGTGAGGCCCGACGCCAGCAACATTTCCTGATCGTCCGTATCGTCGTCATCAAAACCGATTTCCACAGACAGGTCTTCCTTCTTGCCGTCTTCCTGAATCAAAAGCTGATTTCTGCTGGCCGGTTCCCGTTCGATGTTATATTGCTTCAAGTAAGCATCGAGCTTTTCCAGGCGGTTCCACCACTGCGTAGCCGCTCTCGTAGCCCCGTAGCGGTTCCCTTTCTCTGTTTCTTCTACAACTCGGCTGTCCAGGTAACGGAGCTTGGCAGCTTCCCGTTCCACATCCTTTTTGATTTTCCGAAGTGTTGCCAAGGGAGCTACTAAAATGGATTCGGCTTCCCGGCAGTTGTCATGGATGCAGAATGGATAAATCGTCTTTTCCTTTTTCTGGTCTTCCTTCCATGTTCTTTCTTTTGATTGCATGACTGGCTCCTTCCCTATACACATACATACTGTGTATATACTCTAATCTCTTAATCTCTAGCGTCACATTGTGCGCACAGTCGCGTCACATTTGGCGCACAATGTGACGCCCTTATAAATGCCTTAATATTGCCATGATTAGCTGTTTTTGAAACACTTTATCGTACCGATGTTGACACCCCTGTTGATTTCAATAGGCATGACCTGTTGACAGGCTGTTGTCACATTTTTGCACATTTGGCGCACATCGGTGTCACATTTAGCGCACAATGTGACGCCCCTATAAATGGCTTAATATTGCTACTTCTCACTATTTTTGAAACATTTTATCGTGCCGATGTTGACAGGTATGTTGATTGCATGTTGATTGCATGTTGACAGGCTGTTGATTTCCTATTCACGAATGTTGACTTTTCTGTATTTTTAATCAAAATAAGCCACTTTTAACGAATTTTATTTCACATCAATGAATGAAATCATTTTTTCCCTGGCGGTAATGATTTCCGTTGCTGGGCACGCAGCTTTCTCATGCTAGCCCGGCTGGAAGCATTATGGCGTTGTTTTCGCATCCGCCTGGCACTATCCGTTTCACTGCCTACGAGCATTTCAAAGTGAGTGATATACAGGATTTGCGGTTCAATCCAGGACAGCAGCCCTGCTTTCAGCAATGTATCAACGCCAACTTTGACAGTCGAGCTAGACATCCTCACCTTGTGGGAAAGGTCTTCCGGCGTATAAGGGACTTCCATATCTCCCAACAGCCGGACCAGCCTTCCTTCCGTATTCAGTGCGATTTTACACAGTAGGATATACATGGAAAAGTAATTGCCTCCTTCGTCCTGAGTCAGCAGCCATTCGATGGGATCGCTTTCCAAGAAATCCTCTGGTAGCTTAATGAAATACCAACGCTTGTTCTTACTCATAAATACCTTCTTTCACCATTACGCCTGTTCCGTATATGGCGGAATCGCCTGGTTCGTTGTAATGGAAATATCGTAGTGTTTGGGATGAATCCCACAAGTGACAATATTTTCGGCATCCGAATCGTAGCCGATGTACTGGCCGGTTTTGTTGTTCCATACCACGTTCGTGAGGACAATCTTCCGCCCGTTGATTTCAAGGTTAATCGTGAACTTCTCAGTCTTTGCTTTCATTGTCTGTATTCCTTTCTGCGGCTTTTACAAGTTCGATGATATTCTTCCCTTCAAAGCGTTCTAAAAATGCGTTCAGCGTGAATTTACGCACTCTGGGATAACGTCCAAAATAAATAGCTGGCAACATTTTCAACTGAATCAGCTTGTGAATGAATCCCTGTGAGGTTCCCATTTTTTTGGCGACGTCGGGAACCGTAATCAGTTCATCCATGCTGTCATAAACGACTTTGACTTTGATGTCTGGAATGTTTGCCATATTGCTCACTTCTTTCTTTTTTATGTGCTTGTCAAATATATAGGATTTTCTATTGACATTGTTATTCCTTAAAAAAGTCATACGGTTTTCCGTACCTTATGGGTAAAAAAAAGAGCAGATACTTCATCAGCTGTTAAAGGACGATCAATAGCTTGATTAGCTACCTTATCAATTTCTCGTTGCGTAAAAGGAACCTTATTTCCTAAACGTTCATATACGGCAGTTGTCCCAATACCCAAAAATTTAGAAAAGTTGCGAATATTGCCAAAGTGTTCAATAATAAACCCCCTCAGCTGCGCATAGTTAAATTCCATATCTTGAACCATAATTTTTCCTCCCTTCTACTTTTATACGGTTTTCCGTAATTAAATTATAAAGCCGTTGCTCTATCTTGTCAACGGTTTTCCGTAAAAAAGTATCATTTACAGTTGTAATTGTTCGTTTTTCCGTATATAATATAGATAAAGTAATCGATTGGAGGTCGTTATATGGAGCCAGTTTTGGTTAAACGAATTAAACAAATGATGCAAATTCGCGATATAACACAAGCTGATCTTGCTAGAATTACAGGAATTAGGGCATCATCTATTTCGGATTATTTATCTGGAAAATATCAGCCTAAACAAGACAAAATCGCATTGATTGCAGATGCATTATCTGTAAATCCTGGATGGCTAATGGGATATGATGAACCCAAAAAGCCTATTTCGTCAAGTATAGTTGAAAAAAAAGAAAATCGGGATTTATTAGCGCATTATCAAAAATTATCTGAGCATGAACAAAAAATACTTATAACTATGATAGACAATGGAATTCAAGATTTTACTGTAAAAAATGACGCAGATAATTTAAAGAAAACCAAAGAGTTAATATCCTTATTCAATCAATTAGATATTGAAGATCAAATTGAGATAAAAGGTGAAATCAAAGGAATGTTAAAAGCTGATAAGTATAAAGTGAAGTCGAACGACGAGGCAATCTAATATTTGTTGATTTCAAAGATAAGAAATAACTTAGGAGGCGGCTCATCATGAAATTGAAAAAGATGTTCCTCGGTCTGGCAGCAACCTGTCTTTTCGCAATCCCATCGGTATTTGCACAGAATTATCTGATGGCAAATCAATTCAAGCTGGGTGGACTTGCTCTCGGAGCTTCTAAAGGGTATGTCCATACTATATATGGGCAACCAGATAGTACACGGACTCAATATACGGATACACCTTACGGGACAACACGGATTGATTATATCGAAAACTATGGCAATTCAGTTTCTATTGATTATGCTGGTCTGGTAGGCCGTTTCCCTATTACAGATGCCAGTGGTGTCTTCATGATCACTGTCACAGCCAATAACGGCTGGGCTACGGAACAAGGGGCTACCGTCGGTATGGATGAATCCAAATTACGTGAAATATATGGTGATAACTTCGATACCTTCGTAAATGAGGACGGCATCACCTGCTACCAGTATTCAGGGTATCATTCCCCGTACTGCTATGTTTTCGGTATCAAGAATCATAAAGTAGTTTCCATTCTGATGACTAATGGTGAATAGAGGGGTTAATTATGGACACATTTAAAACAATCGTTGAAATCATCATCGCAATTTTAGTCATTCGCTACATCATCCAAAAATATAACGTTCTGGGCTGCTACCGGGAACCAGTCCGGAAAACACGGGCCGACATTGACACGTATAAAGACCAGGAACAGGCTACGCTCCAGCGGCTGTACGAAATCGCAGAGCACTTCAGCCAGCAGGAACGGAACATCCATATGCAGACTACCCTAGCAAATATGTCCCGCAACGGCTCTAATTTCCAGGCTTTGGCAGCTGCTTATCCGGAACTGAAATCGAACCAGACGTACCTGTCACTTATGCACAGTGTCGAAAACTTGGAAGGAAGCATCCAAAGCAGCCGTCAGGAATACAATAATGCTGTCGGTCAATATCAGATGATCCGCAGCCAAATCCCCTATTGCATCCTGGCTCCTCTGTTCGGCTTCAAAGCGGCTGAATATAACATGGGGAAAAATCAGGAAGAAGCCTCCCAGACAGCCCCGGTTTCCTTCTCTCAGCCAGCTCCGGAACTGACAGCCCCCAGCGAAGTGCTTCCGGAAGCTGAATATCAGTGTCCGAAATGCCATTCCAAACTGCAGCAGAAAACGGGTAAGTTCGGAACCTACTGGCGCTGTGAAAATCCACAGTGCAAAGCCGACTTCACCGATAAAGACGGCGAACCGGTTATCATCACCTGCCCCGATTGCCATAACGGCTATCTCCATAAACGCACCCTGGGGCACCAGGAATACTGGACCTGCAGTAACTATCCGTCTTGCAAGGCCAAGTATCCGGCAGATGCATCCTTCATCTTGACGTCACCGACGAAAGGTCATGAATAATATATAGCATAAAAACCGTTTGAAAGGAGCTTGATGATATGGCTTACCTTCGCAAACGAGGAGACAAATGGTATTACACCGTATGTTGGACAGACGAAAAAGGGAAACAACATAAATCAGAACGTGTTGGCGGCCTGACCAAAGCAGAATGTCAAAAAGCCTGGCGCAAAGCGATGGAATCGGTAGACATTACCGGGATTTACCAAAAGCCTTGTGACTACAAAATAGCTGATTGCCTGGAAGCATGGCTAAAAGCCATCAAAAAAGAATACAAGCAAAACACGCTGGACAATTATTCGTCAACCGTTCATAACCACCTCATTCCGGATTTAGGAGACTACCAGCTGAAAAGAATAAAGACCTCTATCCTTCAAGATTGGTTGAATCAGCAGCGGGATATATACAGCCGATCGACGGTCAAGGTTTTCTTTGCCGTTTTAAAAAACTTCTTCCGATGGATAGTCTTGAACCGGCAATATATCGAAAACAATCCAATGGAAAATGTTTCCATCCCCAGATATTTCACATTGCCTAAAAAGACACATGTTTTCACATCCGATGAGATGAAGGCCATCCTGGCTCACTTTGGTCCAGAACATCCATTTCATATGCCTATCATGCTGAGTTACTGCTGCGGTATGAGATTAGGAGAATGTCTGGCCTTGACATGGGATCAAGTCGATTTTGAAAACCGTGTCATAGAAGTCAAATTCAATCAGTACGACAAAAGAAGCCTTCCTCAAAGAACTGCTCCAAAAAGCGTTGCCTCTATCCGCAAAATTACCTTTGGAAAAAAGCTTTATGATGCCTTGAAGGAAAAACAATGGTTGCAAAAAGAAGCCCGCTTTAAAGCAGGCCCCTTCTATACAGATTCTAACCTTGTCTGCACAGATGGTTCGGGTGCTTGCATGACTTCAAATAATCTTCGTTTTTTTGGCATGTGGTGCAAAGAAAAATTTGGTGCAGGATCATTTCACAGCCTTCGCCATACTCATGCCACAATGCTGATTGAAGCCGGTATGGGACTTGACTATGTCAGTAAAAGACTTGGCCATGCCAGCATGTATACGACAGCTGATATTTATGATGATGTCACCTGCAAAAGAGAAGAAAAAGCCATCGAACTCATGGATAAGATTCTATGAGATTATAATGACTATTTATACAAGGCGCAATTCATGGTTACTTGATAAGCATTTAATAGGAATCCTCGCAAAGGAGTTGAAAAAAACAACTTCAACTCCTTTGCCGATTTCAAAAATTACAAATCGGCAAAATCTCGGCAAATCCCCCTCATCCGCATGGTTGACCAGTTTCTCCTTAACGTTAAATTATCGTAAGTAATAAAACATGCGTTTATATAGTCCTATATACGTGTATTATCGTTAGCGTATTTACGCCATTTATTGAGCAATTACTTGATTTTATTTACATATGCTTTTATATGTTTTTATGCGTCTTTTCCGCAAACAAGGCGGAAAAAAGGACGGAAGTTTTGAGGACGTATATGGTTATGGTAATGATAAAATAAAGGCACTCACATTATAACGTGAGTGCCTTTGATTTATTTTGCGACCAATCCTACGGCAAGGATTCCGGCAGCTATGGCCCAGGTGTCACGCTGCCGTTTTAGCCTGGACTGCTTTTTCGTCATCTCATTTATTTGACTGGTCAACGTCTGCAAGGATTCGTTCTGCTTCTGCAAGTCGTTGTTGGCTTGCGTCAATGAGCCGTTGGCTGTCTGCAACGAGTTCTTGGTTTTCAGCAGCTGTTCGTTGGCCGCTGCTAATTGTGTCTGTAACGTCGTCGAGTTGCTGCTCAGCTTGTCTAATTTGCTCTGTAGCTTTGCTAATGTTGTCTCTTGCTCTTTTATTATCGTCTGTAATTGACTGTACTGTTCGTTCGACATTACGATTTTCCCGGACGGACTGTTTGTCGTAGTGTCGGCACACCATCCAGCTGCCGGCAGCAGCAATAATAAGCAGCAGGATACAAGCAATGATAAGCGTTTTATTTTGTTGGACAATGGCTTCAACTTCCTTTCTCTGCGGCAGATACAATAAGATCACCTCCTACATATACCATTCATTCATATCCAGTCCCTCATCCCAGCCACCAATGTGGGCATTTGATGTGTATTGCCATCCTGCCAGCGGCAAGTGACAAACTTCCGAGTAATCACACGTTGCATTATATTGGTTGTACCAAATCGGGACATAATCAGCCAGTTCATTCGTCGCAATGTAATCACGAAGAGCGTAGTAGCCAGCGTAGATACCAGCCGACTGACCGGCTGCGTTTAACTCTGATATAAATGCGGAGCATCGGCCTGTAGGATCATCAACTCCGGTTAGCCATTTTACCGGGTTCGTCAGCGTGTTAGGGTCATCTTCAATATCGTACCAAATCCCCAGCGGTGGCGTTTCTCCGCCGAGCAGGTTAAGCATGGCCTGTGCTTCGCTGCGGGCATCGTCCGGAGTCCATGCGCGGGTATAGCAATATACGCCCCAAGGCAAGCCATGTTTTCGACATTCGCCGATGAAATCATAGACGCAAGCCGTCGGAGATTGTCCGTTCAACGCTTTAATGATGACGCCTTCGACGCCAGCATTGACAATATCGTCAAAGTTAATGCCTTCTTGCCAATCAGAAATATCAACTACTTTCATATGTACGCCTCCTATTCTACGATGTACCAATCATCACTAAGCATGTCCGCTTGGCTAGCAAGCCAGCCAAGCTGCACGCCCTGATTGCCCACAAAAGCAATGGCCTTATTGCCCATGGTATTGTGACCTACATTGATTCCTTCCCCCTTGGCGTTAATGTAGCTGACGCTAGTAGCCAATTCGATGTATTGCCCCTTTCCGTTCCAGTTAGACCGTGCGCAGCGTTCACCATTCTTTACTGCTTGGATAGCTTCGCCGAAAGTCATGCCAGTCGTTTTTACTTCTTCGTATGTCTTTTTGAAAATATCCGGTTTGCAAGGATACTGTTCCCCCTTAACGCCGGTAATGACGTAATCACCAGCGGAGGCTTTCATGTCCCCTTCGAGTGTGTGGATTACTTTTTCTTCGTTGGTTCGGTATGCTTCAATAATGACAGGCTTTTTGCGATATTTCATGTACATGTCCTCCTAGTCTTTTACGCAGTAATTTTCCCATTTCTTGTATACGTCGACATAAGTTTCGCCTTTATCGCCATTGTGCGTGACTTCGTAGTACATGCCGTCGGGTACTGTCGTAGATACCAAGGCTTTCCAGTTCTGCAAAGTCTTGCACCACCAGACGACAAATACGTCATCAAGTGTAATCTGTTTTTTGTCGGTAACATCAACGTGAGAATTAAAATAGTCTCTTACAATTTTACGTGCGGTTTCTTGCATCGTTCTTTACCTCCTTCGATAAGGGCATCGTCCCTGGCGCCGAGTTGAAGCGCGAGTCCATGCCGTACTTAGTCCAGGCTGCTTTTGCCAGTCCCACAATGCCGGCGAGGCCGCCGGCCACGGCAGATACGCCGGACCAGCAACTCATGAGTTCAAACTTTGTACCATTTAGTGCATTTGACCAGTACCCGTAAAGCCAGCTACATAAAATCAGGCAAAGAAAAATCATCATGATGACGGACAACATGATGACTAAAGCCAGCCAATTTTTCTCTGCCCAATGTCCAAATTGGACAATCTTTTTCATAGCATCCCTCCTAATGCCGGAAATAATCAACAATAAAAGATATGATACCGCCGATAATGCCAGCGATGACATACATCGAATTGATGCGATGATGAGCCGAGCGGCCGCGCTGATCTGCGATGATTGCCAGTTCTTTCGTAGCCTGAAATTGCTCTTCTAATTTTTTCACCGTATCGAGTGCTTGTTTTGATTGTGCTTCTAAACGGCTCATGCGTTCGAGAACTTCCGTCTGGAAATCATGTTCACTCATGTATTTGCTTCCTTCCCTACGCAGTTCCCTTCGGTGTCAATCGTCCATCCCATAGCATCAAGTACCTTGTCAATATCTTCTTTGTACTTAGGGAACCTTGCAATAATGTTGTTATACATCAGTTTATGTAAGATAATCTGGTACGCTAAATATCTAGCCATTTGTAGGAGTCACTCCTTCCATTAAGGTGTTGACAACATCCTCAAGAACTGCAATACGTTCATCTAAAGAAGGTGTCTGTGCTACATCTGGTCTTGCTTGTTCTTTCTCTTTTAACTCATCCATAGTTGGTGGGGTATATTCACGTTGTGCTTTGGCATCAATATAGTCATCAATGGTGGCGATGTAGGAATCATATTCTCTTATGGGATACTTTTTCCATATTTCTTTGCTGTCTGTATCTTGTTTAATGACGACGTTAGACTGTTCATTATTGTACCAGACCCGCAACGGCAAGGACTTAATACCACTATCTAACTTAAAATTTCCGACGGTATCCGTATACAGTTTATCACCATTAATAATCAAAACTTCGCCCTTCTCAACTTGGAAACATTTCATTTTATCACCCTTTCTAAAAAAAAAATTGCCTCTCGAAGAACTGACGGCACATAGTGCTCCAATATCAGCAACGGGTGGTAAGGTGCGCCACGGAAACAGACATCCTTATATCATTATCAACCGTTGGAAGATAACAGATTAAGCCGTGCGTCGCCAACGGTTCACGACTATATAAGGCATCCTGTTTTCATGTGCAGTTCCGTTACCAGTGTTATTTATCGTTAAAACGTGATCATGTGAACCATTAAAATTAACCCAGCGCCGTAAGTAGTTGCCACTTGTAGGGCCATTTTGACTGGCAAAAGATCCGACGGAAAATACCCCGTTTGCCTCAGTTGCGTTGCCCGATTCATGTTCAGCAGTTGTAAATGCACCTGTTAAAGATGCGGTTGTTACACTTCCGTCATGAGTATGAGCCGGCATTTCCTCTGTAGTGAGTGGACACTTAGCCACGCCACCCTTATCACCAAGGTTATAAGTATACTTCGTGCCATTTTCCGTATACGTGCCAGCCGATATAAGTACACGGCCTGCGTCCATCTTGACCCATGTCGTACCCGGATATAGTTCATTAGGATCTGTGTCATTGATAAATTCAATAAGTGCCCCAACTGGCAAGAAGGCATTAAGAAGAAAAGAGAAATCCAAAGAACCTGCATATTCTTTAGCTTGCATTGCCCACCCTTTAGCAGACTTAGTTTTGCCTGTTGTACTAAAACTATCATCTTTCCCATCTGGACTTACAGAGGACGTGGCCCATTTTTTTGCCAGATTTTCGCTGTTGGCGATGTTTTCTTCGCTTTCGGCGGCGGCACTGGCGCTGTTTCTGGCGTTGGTTTCGCTGAGTTTGCAGTCGTTTCGGATATGCCACAGGCTATTACAGCGACCTCCGATTTCCTGGAGGATCATGATAATCCAGTCTAGGCTTTTTTCAATGAGTGAAAATGGTAGTTTTTCTGGAAGATCTGCGTTCTGCTGCTGCGGTGTTTCCCGGATGAGTTTGATGGAATATGGCGCGGCCAGGGGGTCCCCGGCTAAGGGGTACTGGTATATGTTGCTGACTTTGTCATACTTGAAATTATTCGTAATTCGTGTTTCATAGCCCACATCATTGATGATATACCCGACTATGTCATCGCTATTACGATACTTATAAGGGTACGGAAACGACGTTTGCACGCCGTCTCCTTTGTAGGTAATACTTACTTCCGTTGTCTGAATCATTTTTTATTCTCCTTTTTCTTTTCATTAGCTTTCCGTTTGGCTTCTTGTTGCCGATCCTTCGCCGTTTTATAGCGCCGGTCGAAGATTACGGCGTTGGCCAGGGCGGCCAGGCTGCGGTCGGTGTCGAAAATACTGAAGCGCATGAGCGCCCAGAAGCCGTCGGTCAATGTGTCCGGCAATCCGACAAAGCGGTTCAAGGCGCGGTTTGCGGCACGGGCTACGTCGGTGGCGTCCTGGTTTTTGGATGCTGCTGCTTTCGAGGCTTTCATGAGTTCGTCTACAGCAGATACGGCCAGGACATTGCTGCTGTCGTAGTTCGGCAATCCGAACATATGATTTCCAATGATTTCGGCCGCATCTCTGACGACGGGGATACCCTGAACAGTGTTGGTCATTAATTTGACGCCCATCTTTTTGAGCAATTTGTCCAGGTCATCCCCGGAAACGGCCGAGCGGTATAGCTGTTCAAATACGCTGTTCAGGACAATCCAGTACAGCATTGCGTTGAACATGGCCAGGCGATTGCCCGACTTCCACTTATAGCCCGCGTCGATGAGGGCATTCATGACGGTATTACAGTATGAGTAGAAGGGCGTAATCTGCGCGACGAGTCCATTTTTTCGTTGCAGTTCGGCCTGGTCTTTTACCATGCCGGAGCCAAGAACGTCGCGGACGGCCTGGTCTGCTTCAAAGAGTGCCTGGTCGCGCATCAGTTTTTCGTCCGTTTTCCCTGCGTCGATTTGCTGCCGGAGGGATTCGTCATACTGATATTTCCACAAGGCCAGACTGCACATGAGGTCGGTTTCGGTGATAAAGAAGTAGCCGTAGCGGTTGAGTGCGTCGCGAGCGATACGCGCCTTCTGCCCTGCCCGGCTGGTGTTTTTCGGCATAGTCAGGCGCATTTTCTGCTGCATGTCTTTATCTATGGTGTTGATACGGTCCGCCATAAAAGGCGAATGTTCCATGACAAAGCGGCGATTTCGATTGTATGTCGGCGTTCCTTTATAAAATCCAATCCCAAAATTCACCATGGCTTTTACTGTATTCCATACCCCAATGCGGTTCATCATCGGCAGGATATTCAAGCCATTCAAGACGGCTGTACTGGTTCGATAGGCCATAACCGCAAAGGTCGTGTTACGACGCATGTTTTCCAGCATACGGGATATTTTATCGGTCTTCTGGACATCAGTCTTCCAGCAGTCTTTCGCCCACTGTTTAAGGGCCTCATAGGTCTTCATACCGTAGTTTTCCTGGACAGCCGCTTCCACGTTCGGATGTGATATTAATTTGTACACATCAGTGACAGCTTCGCGCATACAGATATGGTGGATGGCTTCGTTGACCGCTGATGGCCATTCATCCAAGCTCTTATAAAGAATTTGGTTCTTGACTTGTTTTACTCGTTTCTTCGTACCGCCCATACCAATACCCATGGTCGAAGAGCCGGACAGCTTTGTCTTGACAATGTCATCCAGTTCCATTTCATTGGTCCGCGTCGTGAGCTGAGGGTCGTAGACAATCGGATAGTACCCGCCGCTCACTTTGCGGCCATTGATGGTATACGGTTTCGCCCGGACACGCCCCATGCCAGAGCCGTACAAGCGTTCCTGGACTTTATTCCGCTCTGGCCAGTATTGTTCCAGCTGGCCCCAGATTGCTTCCAAGAAGTCCAAGTCCTTATTGCTTAAAGCCCGCGAGAAAATATCCTCAATCGTGGCTTCATTGGCCTTCTGTGCTTCGTTCTTGACGTGTCGGTTCGCTTCATCAAGGACGCGCTGCCGGCCTTCCTGGTTGCCCCAGTTCAAAGCCATGACGAGGAGCTGTTCTTTCGTGAACCGTTCGACGCTGCCGACAGCATACAGTTTCTGGCTGCGCATCTTCCGCCACTCCGTATTCGAGTACATATGATAGATCCGCGCAAATTCCCGACATGCTTCCTGCTGCATAGTGAGTTCCCGTCGGCTGGCCCGGTCTATAGGCTTATAGATGAATTGCATCCAATCATCACCCATGTTCCGAAGCAGCGTTTCAATTTTTGTCAGCGATAGCAAAGCGTCGCTGAGCAGTTCTTTTCCCCGGTCTTTGCGGTTCTGGTCGTTCCGGTCTTGTTCGGCATCCCAGTTTTCCCGGTGTGGCAAAGACTTCGCCAGGCGGGCGGCGGCATCGGAAATGGCGATGACGCTGCCGTCTGTATCGGTAAGGGTATTGGCTTCGTAATCGCGGCGGGACACTTTATTGATAGCTCTAATGGCTTCGTTAATGTCCCGGAATTGGCCCATGGTTAAATCTTTATCGTATTGGATACGGTCCTTTCCATCGACGATAGCACGAATCCAGGGAGCTACTAAGTCGTCCTGCTTCGGTGCCGTATTCTGGCCCGTCGCATAGTCCGGCGACAGGTCCCGATAAATATAGTCCCAGTTCAGCGGTACCTGGTTTCCTTTATCATCCAACGGTGGCCGGCCGTCTCGGTCAGTCATGCCGAGGTTATAGGCCAGGTGTTGGATGAAGTACCTTGCATGAGGTCCCATGCGCACCGGATGGTCGGCACGGCCTAATTGTTTAAGTATCCCTTTGATACCATATATTTCCTGGCCGTTCATATCGAGGGACCCGCTTTCCCCTGCCATGGCCCGGCGGATATAATCGGCATTATCTTTGGCGGCCCTAGCCATAGCATAGAATTTCTGCGCGTTGGCTTTTTCCATGATAGCCTGTTCAAAGGAGCCGGCGCTCATGTACTGGTCCGCACGGTGACTGGCTGCTTTTGCTTTCATTTCGTAGTGCCGCCAGACGGTCGCGTCGTTTACTTTCATCGCATCCAGTTCCTGCCGGGCCAGCCGCAGGGTTGCCGTATAGGTCCCCTGGACCATGTCGCGTGCCTGGTTGAGTCCGTGGATGACGTCGTTCAGCGAGTCTTTTAGTTCTTTGATAGTGTGGTCATTTTCGGCTTTTGTCGCCGCTGCTTTCTCATCCTTTTCGGCCAGGCGTTTCTTGAGGTCTTTAATCTGCTGGTTCTTCGTCAGGATACTGTCTTTCAGGGCGCCTTTTTGGGCTTCGTTCTTATCGTATTCGACGCCCAGGATTTTTCGCAGCTGTGCGGCAATTTCCGCATCCGTACCAGAGACGCTGCCGACTTCCCGCAAAGCCTTTACACATTCGGCGATATAGCCGTTCATTTTGCGGCGCATGGCCGCCGTTTCCAGCTGATTCAAGGCCATCTGGCCATTGGTCGAGGCCAGCATTTCGTCCGCTTCCGCGCGGATCATTTCCGGCGTCATGGCCATGTCTTCTTCGTAGGTCTTTCGGACGGAGTCGATGTAGGCGTCGGTCCGCTCTTCCATGGTGCCGCCGGCGTCTCTTAAAGCTTGCTTGAATTCGGCATCATTTTCATAGCCAAGTTTGGCCAGAATACCGGCGCGGGCTTCGGGCATGTTGTTGTAGATATTTTCGTACTGGTAAATGGGATTTTCCGCGCACAACTGTTTCTGGTAGCTGATACGCTCTTCTTCTAAGCCCTGCTGCCGTTCCAGTTCGTCACGCTGCCGGGCTTCTTCTTCGTATTGGGAAAGCAGTTTTTCCTTACATTCTTCTTTAATCTTTTCGGCCCACTTCTTTATCATGGCCCCTTCGCTGCCGGAGAGATCCCCGGCAAAGCCTTTGCGGTTCCATGCATCGAGTTCGCGCAGCCGTGCCCAGGCTTCTATTTCATCGTCCGCCGCCAGCATCCGGTCCATGACGCGGCGCACGTCGTCAGACGGTTCTTTGCCGAGGTTGGTCAAGTCCCGGTAGATACTGATAAGCCACTTCTTGAACCGACGGAACGGTCCCTGTAATTCTTTGACCGGTGCTTTCCCTTCGGCGATGTAGCGTTCAAAGCCGCGGGCAAAGCGTTCCTGCATCCAGCGTTCCTCTGCTGCCTTCACTGCGACGGCATCGCCGCTCTTACGGGCACGGCGAATTTCTTTCGCATAGCCGGTAAACTCTTTTTCTAGCGCCGTCCCGGCATATTCCGCTTCCGCGCCTTTCTGGTAGCCTGCCCAGTTTCGGACGGTCTGTAAGTCATCCAAGAGCTGTTTTGGTGCGCCCTCCTGCGCGGCCATGGATTCCATTTCCGAGAGCCACAAATGAGCCGACTCGTGGATAAAAGTGGACTGATTGGCCGCGTCCAGCAAGTGCAGCATACCCGTATTGGCATCGTACGCACCGCGCAGAACGCCCTGGCGGTACGTCTTCTTTGGTGTAATGTACATGACCCCGCCGGTCTTGTTATCTCCAAAGTAAATTCCATAATTAGGTGTCCCGTCAGTGTTGATGTATGGATGATCTAAGTTATCGTTGACATGCTGCAAAAGATTTCTTATACTGATTGTAGAAGAATCAGTATTAAGTGTTGGCCGGTCCACTTCTCCTGTTTTGGGGTCGTTTCCGGATGTACCGCTTAATACTGGTTCTTTTTTTGTTGTTACGTCATATGCTCTAAGTTGGGTATATTCCCCTCCTTCTACCTTGTATTTGTTGGCTTCTTCCTTTACAATTACGCGAACGCCAAAAACATTATTATTTAATTTTACGGCTCCTACAACCCGATATGCTTTTTCTGCTTTTCCATGATAGTCCTGATGCTCTTCAACCCAAATTCCATTCGTTAAAACATCTGGAATCGCCGATATCATTTCATAGTGAGTCGTCGTCTGCCTATCTTTCCTTCTTTTTTCATCTCGTGCGTAATCTGATTTGAAATGTTTTATCGAACCCTTGGTAATGATAATCTTTTTGCCCGTGTTTTTGTTGATGTACGGAATATATTCCCCTTTTTTATTTTTCTTGGAAACAATATCGTTTTCGACAGTACCAGGCAGTTTCCGACGCAGGTCCCGCCAGTTCATACCGGCATATTTTTCTTTGACAGTAATCACCGGCGTCGGCGCGTCGAGATTGACGGCAGTATTGGTAATCGGCTGTCCGAATTGGACTTCTTCCGTTTTTCCGCCAATGACGATAGGATGAGCGGCGGCGAAGTCTTTTGCCGTATAGGCCGTGTCGCCGTAGTCGCGGCGGATCTGCGCCCAGCGTTCAGCCATACGGGCATAAAGGAAGGCGTTTTCTTTGGCTGCCTGGGAGACGGCAGGGTTGCCCTGGGAGAAAGTTTTGAGGGCTGCCGTATAGACGGCTGCGCCGTCTTTGCTGAATGTCTTACGCAGGGCGTAGTCACTCTTACTGAGTTCCTCGAATTTGTCGCCCATGGCTTTCAGCGTTTCATAGCGGGCTTTTGCTGCTTCGACGTTGGCATCCCACTGCGGCAGTAGTTCCGGAGAAGAAGCTGCCAGTTCGGCCCGTTCATTCTTATACGCTACGTCGAGCATCTGCTCTTTCGTCGCTTTTCCGCCGTATTCTTTATACATGTCACTGTACCAGGGTTCGTTGTTGCTCATACGATAGCCGCGGCCGGTCTGGACGTTGTCATGGTCGGCCGTGTCGGCAACGATGATAGAGACGCCCTGGGGTTTGTAGGTCCAGTAATATTTGAAGTTGACTGCGTCTTCGTACTGCTGCCGTGCTTCTTTTAGTGCTTCTTTATACGAGGCTTGCAGATCATAGGGATTCCGATAGACGACGTCCCGTGCGGCCGCCTGTTCGGCATCGTCGGCGTCGGCAAAATGGTCGGCCATAATCTCTTCGGAAATGGCATCGCTCTTGTTGTTTGCGATATCTTTCAATTCCTGCGCCAGTTCGTCCATGCGCTTTTTACGTTCGCGCAGGGCTGCTAAATGTGTGCCGCCCTGGTTCATGGTCGACGCATCCATCAGGGTATCCGTGTCGAAGGATTCGTCGGCCAGTTGCGCAAAGACGCCCGTTTTGATTTCCAGGTCGGTCCCGTTTTGGATAGCGCTGTCGACGGCGCCCGGCGTGGCCATCCCCTTTTCGACGACGTCGTTCAGAACGTTGACGCCTTCCGGTGTACGGGCCAGTTCCTGTGCATCGACGTAAATCGTGCCCATATCGTGCTGGTCGGCCTGTGCCTGGACAACGTTTTGATAGGTCTGAGGGGACGCTTTCGCCAAATTGTTTTCGCTCTTATTGGCGACGAGGTCTTCAATCATCTGTTTTTCGACGCTGCGCCGGTACTCTTCCCGCCATGCGTCGACTTTCAGGCCGGCAATAGCGCGCATGGCATTATACTGTCCTACGGCATGGGCACCAGTTCCCAAAGCGCCCATGCCCAGAGCGGCCGGCACGGCCTGGACCATGGCGTCGACGGCGTTGTTGAGGACGTCGCCCATGGTATTCCATTTGCCGCGGCCGTGAATTCCGTATTCGATGTTTTCGGCCGTGTCGCCGATGACGGACTGGACCGCTTCTTCTGTCAGTTCCGACGCCGTGCCGCGGGCATACTGTTTCGCACCGGCGAGGGCTGCCATCTTTGCCAGGGCTAATTTGCCCTGGTCGACAATTTCTTTTTGTGCCGCGGCGTTGCTTAAAATGCTTTTGGCCGCGTCTTTGCCAAAGGCCGCTTTAATCGGGCCGTAGCCAAACTCCAGCAAGCCCAATTCGACGGCGCCGTTCAGTGCGCCGACGACGGTACTGTCGGCCAGCATATTGGCACGGCTATATAATGGCTGCCCGTTGGCGTCCTTCTGGCTGGCCATCTGCCAGTAACGGTCGGCCATGGACTGCTTACTGATTTCCTTGAACAGCCCCGTCCGCAGGCCCCAGGCGGCCCCAGTCGCGCCCGCTGCGGCGAGGATCCCCGCCGTCCCAATGCCGAGTGTTTCCGGTCCGGCGGCCGCTGCTGCCGGTGCTGCCGTGGCCATGGCAAGGGCCATGCCTTTTGGTACATATTCCAGCGCCCGCAGGCCCTGGGTACCGTAAATCGTCAGCTGCTGAATGGTATCATAGACAATTTTACCGAGGGCCGTTGTGGGCCGGTCTTCTTCCTGGTATTCTTTCAAACGCTGCGTGATTTCGTCGACTTCCGGTTTGACGGCTGCCATGTCTTCGCCATTAACGGCCCGCATCTGTGCGTCATAGAGCTTGACCATATCCGAGCCGGAGTTAAAGGCATCGCCGAAGAGTTCGGCCGCGCTGTCGAAGGCATCGCCAATGCGTTCAAAAATACTGCGTGTGTCGTTCAGGTCCCGATGATTCCGCAGCGCCAGGGCGGCGCCGACGGGGTTTTCCTGCCTGAATTTTGCTAACTCCGGATAGTATTCGTCGAGCTTTTGCGGGGACAGCCAGTTGTTGCCGGGAAGGATATCGTTGATGGTTAATAACGTGTCCCGTTCTTTAGCTTCTTTTAATAATTCCTGGTTGTCTATTAAAAACTGTGGTGTTACCCCTAATTTTTTACTCCATTCCTGCGCGTCTTCTAAGGTGGTTTCTTCCATCTTCATGTTTTGCCAAATGGTATTCAGGGTATTCCCTATTTCCGGCGCCGGCCCCGCAATATTGCTCGTTGGTACTTTAGGCGGTGCTGGATCCAAACCACCTGTTACGGTTGGCATCGTTAATAAATCAGGATACCGTCGTAAATACGGGCGTCTAGAGGCTATTGCTTCCCCTATTTTTTCTTCGTTCTCTGCCCTTTCTTGGGCTTCTCTTTCGTGTCGTGCCTCCGTTTCTTCTGCCGACGGAGTAATCATTTCCTGCGTCTGTTCTTCGACGGGTTTAATTTTAAAGGCTTCGCTCAAGTCGCCTGACGTATCAAAGGTATAGTCTGCCATGGTTCCTCCTATATGCCTAGAGTATTCCCCGGTTCAGCGGGGTCAATTTCATTGCCGTTTTCATCTGTCCCATTACCGTTTGCATAATCAATATTATTTTCGACATGTTCTGTGACGCTTTCTTCGGCGGCCTCTGCTGCTTCGCTCACTTTTTCGCCGACTTCTCTTAACCCTTCTTCTGTGACCTCTCTTAAGGTACGGTTGTCTTTGGACATATCGTATTCTTCCGGCTGATTATCCGGATCTCCTGCTCCTTCTCCTCTGGCTTCTGCTTCTTCTGCTGCTTCTACTACATCGCGCAGGTTTGCTGTTCCTTCCGCAATTTGTTTTGCATGCCATACGTCTATGTAATATACATTGTGATACCAGTCTTTAACTTCTACATAATCGTTTCCCAAATTTTCCATAGATATAATGCCGGCCGCACGCAACTGCGATTCTGAATAACCACAGTTTTTACTTGGATCCTGCATTACCGCTTCCACGCCAAATGAAATCAACTGATTGTAAGACGGTTCTTCCCCATTATGTTCGGCCCTGTAATTTACTGCTTTTGCTCTGATTAACTGTTGCGTTACTGCCCAGTTTCCTTTGAGTGATTCTACAGTTATGGTGTTATCCATTGCGCTGGCAATGTTCCCCGGTGTGACATTATACAAAGGGTTAAATTCCCCTGTCCCATTCTGATAATCTTTTTCTGTCTTGTTTAAAGCCTGTAAATTACTTGGAGATAGATAAATACCATGGCTGGCGCAATAATTGACAATGTCATTGGCCGTCTCTATCCCATCATGTCCAAACATTGATTTTAAAACTACCATATCCGCGCCGCTAGACCCTACTCTACGGCTGCTCCCGCTTCTTCCGCGGCCTCCTCCATAACTTCCGCCATAGCCACCTGCACCGCCTCCAGCACGTATATGAACATACGACGACATGTAGTTCTGCAAAGTTTTGTAAATATATGGGTCGTTCGAGCCGTATTTATCTACAATGGCCTGGTATTCTTGAGGATCTATTACGCCGCTTCTTTTCAGCTGCAACATTTCTCCATCTGCTTTTTCAATGATTGCGTCTTTTACCTCTCGTTCCTGCCGCTTCTGTTCAGCGACTAGAGACGTGGCCATGGATTCGGCTTTTTGCAGTTCTTGTTCGTCATAGATGACTTCTGTATGAGCCGTGACACCCTGGGACTTTTCTAAGCCGCCATGGTAGCCGCCTAAATGGAGATGGTAGCCGCTGCCGGCATCGTGGAAAAGGACCTGATCAAAGGCGCCGGAGTCTTCAAAGGCTTTGCGGACTTCTTCTGCTTTTTCGGCCGTCGTGCCGTCCGGCAGAACAATGTCCACAGCATCACCGCCGTTCGGCCCAATGATATGTTGACTTGTGGGTCTGCCGCCGACTTCTGCGTTATGTTCCCGTGTACGGCCGCCGCTGGAAATTTCTGCGCCGTCCGCGACGCCCATTTGATTGAGCATACCGCCGATAATCGGCAGAGCTTCCCGGAATTCCGGTTTCAGCTGCTGGACCTGTTCGTCGATGTTGGCTCCCTGCGTCGGCAGGTTGTACGGTTGAATTTTGCTGCCGCCGTTGCCGGATAAATCCATGCCTTCCAGGGAGTCATAGTTCTTCTTGACGAGTGCTCTATAGTTTTCGGCCGCTTCACCGCTGCCGTTGTAAGCACGGACGCCTTCCCATTCGTCGCCGCCGTTTTCTTCGATTTTCTTTTTGAGTACATACGCGCCGGCACGGATATTCTGTTTCGCGTCCGTATTCCAGCCAGGGAATTTATTATCCAGGTCGTAGGCCTGCGCCGTTTCGTCGGTAATCTGCGCGAAGCCCCCTCCGTCGGCCATGTGCATTCCTTCGATGGTATCGCCGCCGGTTTCTCTCATCCCGGTTGACAGATAAATTCGTGGGTCAATTCCCTGTTCGTGCGCTGCGTCGATGTACATATCGACGGTCGGGTTGCCCGTACTGGCACTGCCGCTATAAACCGTTTTCGTTGCCCCTTGACGGATATATTCGGCCCGCTTCTTCGGGTCGTTCGGATAGAGACGGGCCGCTTCCTTCGCCCGTTCTATCAAGCCGTTGTCGTGCTTCCGCTGCAAGAGCATGTGACGCATGGACGCCAGTTTGCTGTCATCTACCCAGGGAGAGACTTTTTCTAAAAGCGCGGTTGCCTTGTCAAAGTCCGAGGCGTTGCCGCTGGCTGTTAAATTCGTGAGTACGGAGTTGACCATAGTCGTGGACTTATCTTTTATGAGGGCGTCCATTTTGTCTTTGCCGTAAATGTTGCCGTAGACGGCATAGGCCGTGGCAGCAATACGATTCAAGCCTTTGAAAATACCGTCGCTGTCGTTTGTTTCTACGAGATGGTCCGTTTCATTGGTCACGAAGGTGTTAAATGTATTGTCCCGGTGCTCCAGGTCTTTAGCGTACTGGTATTTCATGACCTGCCCGGCACGACTGACATTGACGTCGTTTGCCATCTTTAAAAACGTGTCCTGCGCTTTTCGATAGTTCGGCAGCCCGGCCATGGCGTCTTCTCGAATTTTCTTTTCGCCTTCCTGGTACTTATTGACGACGTCCAGGGCATTGACGTCCTGCATATTCAATAAGCCTGTATCCGGATTGTTGAGCAAGTCGTTCATGCCCTGTTCGTATTTATTTTTCGCGTCGATGACACTCAAATTGATCTGGTCGTCGACGTAGGCCTGCATCTGCTGCTGCACGGCCTGCAAGCCCGTCTGCCAGACTTTCTCCCCGGAGACGTTCGCGCCGTAGGCGTTCGCGTCTGACGGTGCCTGTACATTGCCGTGAATGGTGTTCGGGTCCACGGCACGGTTATAGCTTTTTATCTGCATAGGGTCCTCCTAGTAATACTTTTCGAGATCGACCGGACGGATAGCCGGTTTACTGTCGTATTTGGCAATCGCTTTATCCAGGTTGACCGGCGTAATCCCGTAGTGGTAAGCCGGCGTAAAGATACCGTTTTGCTGCTTAAACTGGTTCGTATACGTGTAATGGCCCGTGCCGTGGTAATAGTTCTGCGGCGTAATATCATAGGCTCCGTTGTACGTGTCCGTTTTGGACTTGCTGCCGGCGCCGTATTCCCGGTGAATACCGTACATGGACGCCGCCGTCCCCAGGATAGTCCCCCAAAGGGCACTCTTTTTCTGTGCCTGTAAATTGGCAGCGCTGGTTCGATAGGCGTTCGCCTGGTTCTGATAGTTGACTTCGTTCAGATGTTCGGACCATACGTCGTTACGCTGGTTCTGCAAGAGCTGCGCACTATCGGCGTTCCAGGCTCCATAGCTGGCCGAGAGGGCATCGAGCGGCGAGCCGCTGAGCTGCAAGCCGCTTGCCCCGGCCTGGGCGGCCGTCTGCCCGGCAGCGAGTTTCATTCTGTCGTTCAATTTTGACTGCTGCGCTGCATACTGCTCTGCAATCTGTTCCTGTTTTACCTGACTGATCCGGGCGTTCTGTTCGGCCGCTTTCGCCTGTGCATTATACATGGCCGTCTGTGCATTATACTGCTGCTTTTGCGTGTTATACTGGTTGATTCCCTGAATGGCTGTCAATGCCATCATCCACGGCGTGCCGCACATGTTCCCCACTCCCTTCTATGAAAAATAACTGCCAGGACATATCTTTATAGAGAAAGGGCTTCGAGAATTCCGCGCCGAAGGCAGCCAGCCAGCGACGGGATTTGTCGTTGCTCTGTGTTATCATGTTCCACATTTTCGGATAGCGCCGCTTCCAGCGCGGCAGGATCTGCCGCCCCAGGGCGACGAAGACTTTACGGTAATGCTGATATAAGTCAAAGCGTGCCACACACCACACAACATGGCCATAGCCGCAAATTACACTGCGGCTGACCCCGAAGAGCAGCAGCGGCCGGCCGTCGACGTAGGCGATATAGTTGTCGTAATCCACATCGACGGCGAATGTTTCCAGGTCCGTTTCCGTTGCTTTTAGTTCCATATCGTCCCGGTCCCGCAGGCGTGCTGCCAGCCAGCGGACGTCGGGCAGCAGTTCTTTCGTTATCGGTTTAACCGTTGTATGACTTAACCATTCCCCCATCCATGGAGACCTCCTTGATTATGGCATTGAGTTTAAAGGGGTACGGCTCATCACTCATGATACAAAGGTGGTTGCGCGTATTGGCCCCGATATCAAATAGCGGGACGCTCTGGGTAAGGTCCCCGCTGAAAAGCGTATAAGCGTTTTCATATTTCAGTTCGTCCATTTTGTCGAAGTTCAGGCCGATTTTCCCGCCGTACGTATCTTCGACGCGCAGCGTGACGGCATTAATTTTATGGACGCGGCCCTGGAGCGTGCCTTCGCTCAGGTTGACTTCCATGCCGGGCTGCTCAATCTTCGTCGTATACGGCAGGCCGGCGATAATGCGGGTATACGTTTCATCGAGATGGACGACGCCGTCGGCCGGTACGGTTTTGTCATCCTGCCGGATACCGTCGCCGACGACGGTTACGGTTTTGCCGGCAAGGTGCGGCAGGGAAATCGTATTGCCGCTGCCCGTGACGTAGCTGTCGGCGTACTCGTCCGTCGTGTCGCTCATGACGCGGAAATGCTCAATATAGCGTTTTTGCTGCCCGTTGACGGTCCGTTCGACAATGGCATAGAGTTCGTCGTTCTCATCGCGCGGAATCGTGCAGATCCACTTGTATTTCCCGTCGGTCACAAAGTGGGACCAGGCGAATACTTTCTGTTCGCGGATCATCGTAAAGGCCAGCAGGACGCCGTCGTCGCGGACGAAAAATAGGGTCGAGTCCGGTTCCTGGCAATACGCCGAGGAAATGAGCTTATGGTTCTTTACCAAGTGAGTGGCCAGGATATCCAGTTCGTCGCCATTGTAGTTGTCCGACTCATACTGATAGCCCAGGTCCCGGACGGTCGAGCCGGAGCGCTGGACGTGGACGATACGGTTGCCGATATGCTGCGGCAGGCACGTCGACGAGCCGCGCATGGTCTGGCTCTTCGGGTAGGCTTTCGACGGCGTCAAGACGGAGTCGCCGCTGATGACCCATTCGTTGCCGGATGTAAGAACGACGAGGTCCTGCGACGGGACGAGGTGCCGGATCTGGTAGGAGTTGCGGACGATGAGGTCCATTTTAATGGCGCTGTCGTCGGTAACGCTGCCGTCGGCCTTCTCGACGGAGAAGTTCGGATAGTCCCCTGTCTTGCTCATCCAGAGGGAATAGGGGTTCTTCCAGTTCGCCGCAAAGACGAGGCGGTCCTGGAAAAAGCAGGACTGCTGCGGATAGCCGTAATAGTTGTTCCACGAGGACAGGGCGTAATCTTTCGTCGCGTCCGTGCTGCCGAACACATCCTTGACGGCGGCCGTAATACTGGTGCCGGAGTTGACAGCCGTAATCTTTGCCGTGCCGGTGTGGGTATATGGCAGGCGGGTCAAATCAACCGTTAGTTTCGATTCGCTGGCAGCATCATCATTCCACACACTGACAACGAGGCGCATATAGCAGCCTTCCGTTTCGCTGCCCGATTCGGTATAGTTCTGGTCGTCATTGGACGTATACTTGCGGTATTCCTGCCAGGTCGAGCTGTCTTTTTCCCGGCGCTGCAAGTGGATTTCGTAATGATGGGTCCCATGAGTAACGATTTTCCACTTTTCGCCGACGTACAATTCGCCCGACGTCCAAGACGTCGTCTCTTCGCCCCAGGAGCCGGACAGGGTCGCGCTGCCGATTTTCTGGTTGAGTTGGATATAGCCGCCTTCCATGCCGCTGTGAAAGATAGCGGCGTTCGACGTAATCGTCACGCTGCCCGACGTGCCCGACGGCGTGACCTTATTGTCTTCGACGGCATCCAGCATGGCGTCATAGTAGGGCTGCGTGATCTCCATGTCGATGAGGTCCCAGCCGTCCGTCTTATGACGCAGGAGCTTTACGGGATACGTGCCGGAGCAAATGTACATGACGTCGCCGGACTGGCTGAATTGCAGCGACGTTGGCGACGTGAAGGGCGTACTGATTTCCGTCCCCGTGTAGGCGCCGTCCTTCCAAATGCGGATGTACTGGACGCCCACTTCGAGCAGGTAGGCGTCGGTCTCGGAGTTGTAAAAACTGACCAGAATCGTGTCTTTATCGCTGTATTTCAGTTCGCCTATATACTTGGACCCCTGCCGTCGATAACAGCCGCCATAGGGGCGAATAACGGTATTCTCTGCGTTCAGGAGAGCCGACTTATATTGTTCCAGGTCGACGCGGCTGCCGACGGCCGGCGAGATTTCCCCCGTCGTGAATGCCGGCTGAATGACATAGATATTAGCCATGCCGCCACCCCCTGCGCGCTGCAATGTAGCTTGATTCAAACATCGTGTGCGGTTCCATTTCCCGTGCGTCCTGGAGTTGGGCCTGACTGATAGCGGCCCGGTAGAGCTGGTATTCGTTCTGCGCCTGCTGCGGGTTGCCCGTTAAGCGCATCGCCAGTTTCGACGCCAGCAGATGGGCAAAGCCCTGTAAAAAGATGACGTCCATCAGTTCCGGGTCCGATACGTCCCAGGTATAGTCGGCGTAGCATTGTTCGCCGTTCGTGACGACGACTTTCGTACTGCTGCCGATATTGACGACGTCGAAGCGTTCGTAGACGCGGTCCGCGCCGCTGGCGTCGGATACGACGTTGCGGATCATCAAACATTTATCCGGGTAGCCGTAGGCGAAGTCCCAGCCCGGCACGTCGACGTCTACTACGGCCAGGCGCTCAACCCGGTGTGCAAACCCCCAGGGAAAAGACCGTAAGCATTCACGGCGCGTCGGTTCATAGAATAGTTTGCAGGCTCTTGCATTCTCGACCCCTTCTTCCATGTTCTCAATGACGCCCTTGCCAATGTTGGACAAGGCCATGTTACAAATGTCTGTATCGGTCATGTTGGCTCCTTTCTATCATAGAAATGAGGGGCCGCGGCCCCTCTCTTCTACAATCTGTTTTTCCGTACCAGGGCGATTAGCTCTTGCTTTGTCGCGTCGTCCGGATACGCAATGCCGGCGTTTTCCAGTTTGAGTCGCAGCTCATTCGCGTGCAGGTCTTCGAGTCTCCGCTTCGGGCCGGCATCTTTGAAATGAATCCCGTTCATCAGGCAAGGTCCGCATCAAAGACGAGGGCTGCCGTCAGCGTGCCAGCTGTAAGGGCTGCCGAGCCGGTGTATTTGATACGCATATAGCCGAGGTCGCCGTAGGGGACTTTCGTTTTCAGACCGTCGCCTTTTTTCAGGGTATACGTGCCGAGCGTAACGGGCGTCGTGAAGGCTTCGTCCGAGGCGGTCTGCAATTCAATCGTCAAGTCCGAGCTGGCAGCCGGCGCCGTAACGTACAGGATCAGCGGGTTTCCCGCATCCCCAGCGCCGGTATGGACAACGTCCGACGTGCCCGTCGTCGTGCCTTTCAATTCTTTGTTCCAGTAAAACGTGTTTTCTCCATCGTAAACCATAGGTGCCTCCTATTCTGTAATGACCGATTCCGTTTCGCTCAGGGCGTCACACTTCGAGACTTCCAGGCCCTGGACGTAGAGTTTCGGGATACCGTTAATCGCTTCGCTCTGTGTGACGTAGACGTTGTTCTTATCGTTCAGGTACAATTCGAGCATCGTATAGGTCGTGTCCGAGACGTAAAGGATCGGACGTTTCGGATTGACGATACGGTTCTTGGCAATGATGATGTTTTCGACGAGGGCTTTTCGTGCGGCTGCCGTCGTGCTGGTGGCTGCCGTGCCCATGTCGACATTGCGAATGGCCGCGACTTTGCGCAGGTTCTGGACGGCAAGGCCCGCATCCCAGGAGAACCAGGTGACGAGGGCATTGTATTTGCCGCCGTCCGCATCTTCGACGATGTGTTCGCCTTTGTCTTCCATCTTGAGGCCCGCCTGGGAGCCTTTCGGGTAGATCCCGGTGACGGCGTTTTCGCCCCAGTCGACAATGTACATGGACGTCTGCTTATTTTCCGACGTGCCGCCGGCGTTAATGGTCTGGAAGCCGTACGTGCCTTTGTCGCCTTTGAAAGTGTTGAAGCGAATGCCCAGACCGTTGAATTCGTCCGGGTTTGTTTCCGTGTCGCCGTAGAACATGTATTTCGCCAGGTCCTGTGTGAAGCCTTCGACGAACGCCCCGTCTTCGGAACGGCGGGTCGCTTCTTTGTCCGGCGCGAGATTGACGATGCGCACGTCAACCTGGCTCATGCCTTCCATCAGGCAGCAGGTGTCGACAATCTGCCGGGTCGTCGATTTACCCGGCGTAATGCCGCGGTTAATGCGGCGCAGCTGTGGGTGCGGATACGACGTTCTCAGTGTGGTCTGGTTGCCCGTGGGCAGGTTGCCTTCCATCCAGGGGATGTGCTGCATGATAGGGTTGCTCTGTGCCATGATTTCCATGATCCAGGCAATTTTTCCGTCCGGATCCATGCGTTTCCGCAGGTCCGAGAATGTAAGTGCGGTGTTACCGTAAGCCATAGTTTACCTCCTAGTATTTCGAAAAATCTGTGTGGTCATATAAAGAGCCGCCGCCAATGCCGCCAGCACCGCCGGCGTTATGGCCGGGGTCTTCGCCGACGAGGGAGGCCATGAGGGCCATTGCTTTAATCATGGCGACATGGTTGCCGGCGCCGGTCTGGTTGAGCATCTTCGTAAAGCCCGGTACTTTCTGTTCAAGATAGTTCCGGGTCGTGCACGCTGCCGCGACGGTTTCGTCGAATTTGCCGCCCAGTTCCTGCCGGGCCGTGTCGCCCCAGCTTTTGATTTCCTGGACGTAATCGTCCTGGACCTGCTGGGCTGCTGCCTGCGCCGCATCACGGGCGTAGGTCATGCCGAAGCGTGCGGCCGCGGCTGCCTGGTCCTGCGTGGCCCCCAGACCGTGCAAGAGGTCCGTCAGCTGCGTAGAGACGTTGTCGTCCATTTCGGCATTGTCGCCGAAAATTTCATGGAGCGCGCCGGAGTAGTCGTACGTTTCCGGTGCTGCTTCGGCAGCGGGTGCCGGGTCAGTCGTCTGCGCCGGGTCGGTTTCAGCGGGTGCCGTTTCGCTGCCGCCCAGGGTCGTGTCTACGGCGGGAGCCTCTGCAAATCGCTGCAAGTCAAAATCAAACATGTTTCTTTCCTCCTTCGAGTCGGGCCATGGTGTCGGCGTACTCTCTTTCGGCCTGCTGTTTCTTGGTAATATGGTTGACATCTGTTGTCAGCATGGCCAGGTACTCCAGCCCTATTGCCCGTCGTCCTTCGTTATACGCCGTGATAACGGCGCTGCGGTGAAAGGTCGGTACATTTACCCGCGCCCGGTCTAAGAGGCGCATCAGGAACCACCGGCCCTTCTTGTCTTCCAGTAAATAGTTGAGGGCCTCATTGTCGAGGCGCTGCAATTCATCCATCATGTTTCCATTCCCATCCATTCACGCAGGGCCGGGTTGCCGTCGTTGGCGGCGTCGGTCAGGTTCTTTGCCGCCTGTGCCAAGGGTGCTGCCTGCTGTGCCTGCTGCGCGGCCATGGCCTGCTGCTGCGCCGCTTCTTCGGCCTTCTGCTGCTGCTCTAAAATCTGCTGGTATTCGTCTTCCGAGCGTACCATGGTTGCCGGTACGCCGATACGGTCCAGGTATTTGGCGACGGCATCCGAGAAGTCCACGCGATTGACGACGCGCGGGTCCAGCTGCGCCGTCTGCCCGACGAAGGCAAGACCCTGTTCGATTGCCGTCAGGCCGGACATTTTCTGTGCCTGTGCCAGCGGCGAGAGATACTCGATCTTGATTTCCTGGCCGTCCATGAGGTCCTGTACTTCTTCCGGAAGAGGCGGAAATACATGGTTGCGGTCGAGGATGTTATAGACCCGGTCCAGGATAAGGTTAAGGAATTCGGACTGCAAGCGTTCGACAACCGGGCCGAGCTGCTGCAATTTTTCCTGGTTGCGGGCCATGACTTCCTGCGCCGTCATCTGTCCCCGGTCCAGCTGGTCAAGCATCATGAAGAGGTCCGTCGAGTACGCCCGTTTGATACGGTCTTCAACGCGGACAATCTTCTGATCGAGCGTGCCAATATCCAGCTGCCCCTGGAACAGTGGGCGGATAGCATTGTTCGGGTCCAGGTTCGGTGTGTAGCCGCCTGGGAACAGGTTAATGCGGTGCGCCAAATCAGTTGGCCCCTGCATCGGCGGTTTAATGCCCAGCTCCGTGGCCATGGCCGAGTCATATTCCATCTTTTGCAGCATCCTGGAGTCCTGGAGTGCATACCATGCCGGCCCGACGCCGTATTCTTCGAGGCCTTTGACGTCGTAGCGGGCTACCGGTATAGCCCACTCCTCAAAACCCGTAGCGGCAAGGACTTCCTGGTCGTTCGAGCCTTCCACCCAATAGACGGAACGGAAGGGCATTTTCTTATTGCCCAGTTCGTCCGGGTTGTCTTTGTCGTTCTCTTCGACGAGCCAGCACACCGTAAAGTACGTCGAGTACCCGTTGTTGCTGCGGTACACATCGCGGACGCTCTGCGGGCAGTTGTCGAGGCCGAATTTGCCGACAATCTGCGAGGCCGTCATTTTGACCTTGCGTGCAAAGGTATTGACGAGGCCCTGGGCATTGGTGCCGAGGGCATACGTACCGATAGTGTACGGCACAAAGGTTATGCCGCGGCCGCTGGCAAAGATTCCAAGCGGCGCCTGCCCGAAGGGCAGTTCCATGTAGACCGTATGGACGGCATTGTAGAAATTCGAGCGCGCTAAGATGTACTCGGTAATGTCGCAGCGCTGGTCGAGTACTCGCTTGACGGTCATGTTGTCGTTTAAGGTCATGTCCGCCAGGGTATAGCGGAACCATTTCCGCGACGGCGGCGTCAGCCCCGATTGGATACCGGCAGCAAAGATACTGCGGCATTCACCGGGCATGGTGTTGTAGATGTTGTCGTCGTGCAGGTTCGGTTTGCCCGGCTGGTCATCGTCGAACATGCCGTCGTAGGGCAATTCATTGTCCCGAATGTCTTTCCAGATATCAAGCCAGCGCTGCCGCGTCCGGAAGAGTGCGGCGTGACGCTGCACGAGCTTCGACTTCTGCTGCACGATATTCGCCTTTTTAAACTTCGTGCTGCCCGTCGGCGAGCGGGCCAGCTCTGTTTCGATGTTGGGTCTCATGGTCTTCATCCTAACGTGTTTTTCCCGTTCGTATTACCTAGAATCGATTCCAGGCCGGAACGGAAGTCGCGTAACTGCGTAGACGAAAAGCCTCTTTTCTTCTTCGCATTGGTCGTGGCGTTGTCATTGTTGCTGCCGGTATCATCGCCGACGTTGACCGATGTTGCCACCGGGTCGGCCTGCGGCACGGTCGGCGTCGAAGAGCTGCCGCCCAGACCAAAAATACCGCCAATCGCTTTACCTACTTTTCCGCACATGGTGCTACCTCCTCTTAAATAAATCGTACTTCGTGTTCGCCTGTCCCAAATCTGCCGTATTCCGCAGCACCGGGAAGGCGAATGTCAGGGCCAGGGCGTCCGCTTCGTTCGGAGACGGCAGGCCTCGGCGCTTCATGTCTTCTTTCTTTTCCAGTTGGATTTCGCCTTTGTTATTGACGAAGGCTTCCGGGCCGACGAGGTCGTCGTGGATGACGTCGCCCGCTTCCAGGACGCCGCCGTCCCGCAGCCAGTCCCTCATAGCGCCCCACATTTCGGCGCGCTTGTTGGCATAGCCCCGCTTCCCTGCGGCGCTGCCGAAGGCCACCAGCCGCCAGTGCCGGCCCATGGTCACGCCGAAGGAATAAACCCCCGTGCCGTAGCCCTGGTCGATGAAGACGGCCTGCGCCTGGTACTGGTCTTCAAAGGCGGCAATCTTCCCGGCAATGACGCCGTCGTTATCGTTCTTCGCGTACGACGCCAGCTTGCGGCTGTACAGTCCCTGCCGTAAATAAATAACCGTGGCGTCGCCGCCGCTCCAAGCCATGTCGACACCGAGTATGACCGGCGCAAAATTGTACTGTGCGGGCCGCAGGGCGCGTTTCTGTGCGTCTTCGACAAGTTGTGCCGAGATAAACTGATTTTCCGATGTGGACGGAAATTCGCCGCGCACGCGGACCCGGAAGAAGTCCGAGTCTTCGCCGTACTGGTCTTCCCATTGCTTTATCTGGTCTTTGTTCGATATGCCAACGTTCCGGCTGTCTATCCGCTTCGTGTTCCAATAGCGCCGATACTTTGTGAAGCAGTCATGGAACCGTCCCGTATTGCGTGTCGGGTTGCCAAAGGCACACCATATAATTTCCGTGTCTTTGTCCGTGAGTGCCCCTTCGGCGACTTCCCAGATGACGTCGTCAACGGCCGACGCTTCGTCGAATACCAGCAGGATTCGGCTGCCCTGATTATGCAGTCCCGCGAAGGCTTCCGGGTTCTCTTTGCTCCATGGAATCGCGTCAATGCGCCAGGTCCGGTCGTGCCCTTCCTGAATTGAAAACAGCGACGTCGCCGTCAGATGAAACAGATCTTTGCCGATGAACCGGCGATACCATTTCGACAGTTCCGGCCAGGTCTTCGTCCGCAGCTGTGCTTCCGTGTTGGCCGTAACGACGCCGCGCGTATCCGGGCAGGTCGATATTGCCCAAAGGATAACCCAAGCAACCAAAGTGCTTTTCCCAATGCCATGCCCGGAGGCGACGGCCTGCCGGATGACTTCGTTCGGATTCTTCAAGCCGTTTGCTATGTCTTTCAGCTGTTCGAGCTGCCATGGCTGCGGCTGTTGTCCTTTTAGTTCCGGGTCGTGTTCCCAGTCAAAGGCCCACCAGACGAAGGTAACGGGGTCGTATGACAGCTGCCCCAGACAATCCAGGACTTGATAGGCTTCATCATTCGTCATGGTGTTTTTCCCTCATCTCCTTTAGGCGGGCAACGGCATCAATTTTCGCGTCGACGCTCAGGCTGCCTTTGATTTCTGTCTGCTGCTTCTGCTTCCAGTCTTTCCCGGCGCGGTTCGTCAAGTAGAAGATAGCGGCCCGCGTGTCCGGCGGGTAGTAGCAGACGCCGTCCTTTTCCGTCGTCGTGATGGTCTTTTTGCCGTCCTTCTCGACGGTGACGGTTTCTTTTTCGTGGATCGTCTTTTCAATGCCCGTGGCCCTTGCGTATACCGCGTTTTCTACTTTCGCGACGCAATATTCTTTTGGCTCTTTGAGCACCTCCGAAAACTCCGGATGCTTCTTTTGCCAATCGTAGAAGGTGGACTGGGTAATGCCGATGTAGTCGGCAATCTCGTCATTCGTCCATCCTTTGTGGACCATGGACTTTACGATGAGCAAATTTTGCTCCGTGTGGAATTTCGCCCAGGTCACGCTGCGGCGCCTTTTAGTTTTTATTTTGCGCGCGCTATTTGGGCGCGTATTATTTTTATTTAAAAATATCTTATCCCGCTTAATCGGGGTTCCTCGAATCTTATTCGCCTTCGCCGTCATTTAAAGACCCTCTTTCGTGATGTATACGGGACCGGCTCATGGTTCAAGTCCGAGACGTTGCGCTTACGATGGAATTTCCGTTCAAAGCAGACGCAGCGTTCGTGTACGATTTCAAGCCGCATGTTCGTGCACAGCTCCATGCGGTTGTACTTGCAGCGGATGTTATCGCAGTGAATCATGGCCGTCCCCCCTTTCCGGGTACAAAAAAGGCGCTCCGCTTATTTGGCGAGCGCCGTTATTTTGTTGTTCTTTGACACTATCATTTTACCACATGTTCGACTCCGATTTACTCCGAACTTTCAATAGAGCAATCAATTTCCGCATCCACGCGGCCCGGATATAGCCGTTCAGCTGCTCCAATCCCATTCGGTGTCCGTCGTAGGTCCGCGACGGCGACAGGTGAACCCGCAGGGCTATTTGTTCCCAGGTCAGGAAGTCGATGTAGTAATATTTTAAAATCGTCCGTTCCCGTGCGTCCGGCAGCAGGGCAATAAAGTCTTTGCCCGCTTCCCGCATCTGGTAAAGGGCCGCTTCTTCTTTGGCGATACGCCGCACAAATCGTTCGATATGAACCGGCACGGCAGATAAATCGTTCGGCCCGCCCCGCCCGACGCAGGGCCGCGCCGGGTTCGAGACTTTGATACACATGCCGTTTTCTTCGAGATAGCGTTCGTACTTGAGTTCTTCCAGTTCGTAGTGCTGCTCCCGTATGATTAGCAAAAATTTCTTCGCATCCGTGATGTTTGCTTTTACAATATCCATGCCGTCACCTCGTTACCGCCCCCTTCTTGGTATCCGTGCTATGGGGCACCAATACTGTACTCTTTTTTTGTCTACGAGCTGCTGCACGTCGTCGACGATCCAGTATTCCCCGTCAAACAGTCCGCAGACAGGGAAGCCGTATTCCGTATCGGCGTACATCGCACACAGTACACGGCGCCCGACAGCCGGCATTTCTTCGCTAGTCGCTACCCATTTCATCGCAATCAGTCCTTCCCTCGTTTCTTCTTCATTTGCTCATCAATGACTCGCAAGTGGTCCAACTCCCGATACATTTCATGGCATTCGTATTGCGTATCGTTGATGTACTTATCCTCGGTGATATTCCCGTCATTGTATTTGTTGTAAATCGTCCATAGTTTGTGGAGCCTTGCGTAAGCGCTGTCTGCTACGGTTCGGTGTGCTTTCATCAACTGCCGGTATTCGTCGTCCATATAATCGTCTTCCGGTTCCGCTTCCACCGGCGGCGTTTCTTCCGGCGGTACGGCTGCCGGCGCTGTTGGTGTTTCCGGTGTTTCCGGTGCTTTCGCAGGCACGGCCGCTTCTTTCGGTTCGTCGTCGATGAAGTCCATTATCGTGGTCTGCCGCGGGTCATCCCGGCAAACACCCACGCCGTTCATGTCTTTGTAATGACGGACGTCGGCGAGGGTGATTTCTTCAATGCCAAATGTGTTATGTGTTGCCAGCAGTCCTTCCTGGTCTTCCGGTCGAAGCTGGCAGATTTCATAGGCTGCCGAGACGCCCAGTTTGCCGTCTTTCATTTTCTGTTGCAAGTCAACGACGAGGTTATTGTAAATCGCACAGAGGCGGCCAATGCTGCCGCTGCTCTTGTGCAGCAGTTTCTGCATGGCCTGCCGTTTCGGTTCGTTGATAAGCCCTTCGTGCCGCTGCCGCGTAATCAGTTCGTCGGCACGTTGCGCCTGGAGTACTTCTTCCCAAGGCGTGAGGATACGGGCCGCGCTGTTGGCACGGATCATCAGGCGTTCCGCTTTTGCATGGTCCGGCTCGATTTCGCAGGGCAGGTCCGCTTCTACGTCGGCACCGTCGGCCAGTAATTCCTTGACCGCCTGGCAGCGCCGGTGCCCGCTGATAATTAAATAGGTCCCGTCTTTTTGCGGTTCGACGATGAGGTTTTGACGGACCCCCCCGTCTTCCATGATGGACGCTTTGAGTTCCGACAGGTCCCCGATGTGGTAAAAATTATCCGGGTTCGGGATAAGCTTTTCGACATTGATAGCCCGTACGGCCCGTGTCGTCCGCTGCGGCACGAAGCCAAGGCTTTCTGCTAAGTTCATTGTTTGCCCCCTTTGTCCAAATTGGACAGTCTGTCTGCCATTTCGTTGAATACTTTCCGGTACTGCCAGGCCGGCCGTGTCGTCATGGGACGCAGCGGGTGTTTCTTGTCCGGTCCGGCAATTTCCGCCAGCGGTTTATGCTCAATCGTGCTTTCGGATACCCACTTGCTGCGGCTGATGGTTGTATCAAAGAGCGGCAGCCGTTCCCGCAGCAGTTTCTTGATAGCGTCACTATAGGGCGTCTTTTCGTCATGCGTGACCAGCACCCCCAGGACGCGGGCGTCGATCGCCGCTTCCTGCAAATTCTCCAGCTGCTGCATGAGGTTCGAGAGGCCGTTCGTGCTGAACGCATCCAGTCGAATGGGAATAATCAGGTAGTCCGCGCAGCGTATCGCACCTGCCGTCAGTTTCCCCAGGTCTGCCTGGCAGTCAATCAGGCAGAGGTCGTATTGGTCGGCATAGCGGTCCACATCGAGTGCCGCATCCTCCTGCGCCGCCAGGGACAGGTTGCCCGGCAGGATATCCAGCCAGGCCCAGTCCGTGCCGATGGGGTGATCTTCCAGGGGACCGTCACTGTAGCGGTTGAAGTATTGGGACAGGTTCCCCTGCGGGTCCCTGTCTACCAGCAACACACGGCGCAGGGATCCCCGCTTCGTTCCCGGCAGCCGTTTCGTGCGATGGGTCGCGTAAAGCTGCCCCAGGTTCGCGGCGGTAATGGTCTTGCCTACGCCGCCCTTGAGACTGTACACAGCAATCTTAATCATGGCAGTGCTCCTTTTCATAGACAAATTTCAAATGGCAAAATTCACTTCGCACGCTCAGGCCGGAACGCTGGCAGCGCGCACGAATGACGGCCATCATCTGGCCATAGCCGCCGTACCCCATTTTGCGCCCTAAATCTTCGACGTCAGAAAGAAAGCTTTTCTTCGGCTTTTCTTTTGGGGCTGGCTTCTTCGCTTCTTTGTATTCCGGGTGCGCGACGTGCCAGCGCTGCGCGATGATACGCCGGCTGATACGCTTGCACTTTTCGCTGCAATATTTTTTCCCGCGCCGGGCGTCGGGCATGACGGCCCCGCAGACGCAGCATGTCCCGTGTTCCGGATGATAGATTCGCTTTTCTACGGCGTGGGCACATTCGTCACAGAGGTCCCGCTTCCGGTCTGCTTCAAACGTCGCCCCGCAAAATACACAGGTTCGGATCATTCTTTCAGCGCCCCCTTTTCACCGTACAGACGGTGCAGATAATCGACGCAGACTTCCCGCACCACGGCCGGTGCCTGGTGGTGGCGTACGAAGTGACAGTGCGGGCAGAGCATGACGACTTTCGTTTCTTCGTCGCTGCGGTAAATGCCGCATGGCTCATGGTGATACTTGACGCCGTATTCGATAGGCGCCCCGCACCAGATACAATGGCCGCCGTCGCGTTCGTAAATCTTATCGTAGAATTCCCTTGCCTTGCATCCTGTCAGGTGGACTCTCTTCTTCTTTTCAAGTGCTGCCATTTTTTGTCCTTCCTTTCGTTGGTCCGGGTACGATAGACCCGGAACTTGACCAGGCGCTTTTCGTAGATGTACTCCACGCGCCCATAACATTCTTTCCCGGTCCGCTGCCCGCAGGTGAATTCGACGAAGTGCAGTATCTCATCGACCTTGATGCACTCGTTTTTTCCGAGCAGCAGCGTGTTTTCCCGTCCCTCTGCCACGGCAGCGAACGGTCCCGGTTCTTTTCGGATCAGGTACACTATGGGAATCCTCCTCTCTTATCATGCGATAGAACATGTACGGGAAGCCGTACGCCGTATAGCCGTACTGCACGGGCTTTTCGATGTAGTAGCCCTTCTTCGGTTTCGGGTCCCGCCACGTCTTCGACTGTATGACTTGTTTTTCGACCTTCGGTTTACGGAGGTTGCGGCTGCACCGATAGCGCGAACGCTGGCAGCGTTCCTTCTGGCAGTACGTTTCCCGCGTCTCTTTGACAAGGTACTTGGCGACCCGTTCCGCATCTTCCGGAGCGCCGTCGTAAAAGCGGAAGGCCTTGTACGGAATCCTGCCCCACTTCCAAAGCGCCTGGTATTCCCGCCGTCCCCAGCCTATGTTGTTGACGAGCAGATGATGGTGGGGCCGGTGCCCCTGCCCTTCACTCGTGCCGATCCATTTCAATTCGTGCCCCGCCGCCCGGTAATGCCGCCGCAGCGTGAGCAGGAAGTTGTCGAACCGTCGTTTCGCTTCTTCTTCCGTTGGTTCCTCCCCTTCGTAGGTCAAGTCCAGGCGGATATCTTCTTCGCCGAAGTTCTCCAGGATGAGCAGGCGCAGGTTGCGGACGGAATTCTTCTCGTTCACCTTCCATTGCTCCGCGCAGGTCTTCTTCTCTTTCTTTGCCCTGGGCATCGACGGGGTCCGGTATCGGGACGTGTGATATTTTCTTACCTCGATGACAGGCCCTGCTGTCACGGTCTCCATGACATACATGTCGTACCTCCTGCCGTCGGTCGAATGTTTGTATATTTAATACCTTTAAGCAAGTGTAAAATAGGGGCTTCCCCCTATCGGTTTTTCCTTGCTATATGTTATACTTGTAGTGTACCGACGATCTCTTTTTGCAACACAAGGACGAAAAGCGCTTCATTCTTTATGAGTGAGGCGCTTTTCTATTGCCCTCATGTCATTACGGAATTTCTCTACCGCCCGGCCGCCGCGTGTTGCCGGCAGCGGTCCGGACGCTGCGAGTGTTTCTTTGGATATTTTCTTTATGCCGTACCAGCAGGACCACAACATGGTCCCCGCAAAATACGGGCATGTCTTACAGTGTTCCTGGCAAATGTCCGTCTCCCTGGCCTTGCAGTAAATCCAGCTGTTCGACGGTTTACCGCAGACGGGACAATTCATCGTCCCTCCAACAGTGCGAAAAGATCTTCGCCGTCATGCTGTGCGAGGAACGCGTTGAGCGTGTACTTCCGGATGCTCTTCGACGTTCCCCGTCTCATGCACGTCAGGGCGCCAGCCTTGATGAGTTTGCCGACAATGGCCGGCGACGTCCGCAGGCGCGCTGCCGTTTCATCAATGCTCATGAGACGGTCCCCGTCGTCCGGGAAAATTCTGTCGTTCATGGCTGCCTCCTAAAATTTAATAATCAGGCGCTGGCCCGGCTGCAATTTATCGTTGCCGCCAATGCCGTTGTCTTTTTGGATTTCCCAGATAATGCGGCGGATATCATCCTGTTCACTGGCCACGCTGCCGGCAATGTCCCAGAGAGTTTCCCCTTCTTCGACATAATGCACCTGTTGCTGCCGTTCCACGGCCCTGACTTCCTGGCTGGCCGTATGGCCGATATACGCGCCAACGCAAAACGATAACGTCAGCCCCAGGCCTACGGCTATGATTTTGCGGACCTTTGACTTTTTCGGCGCTGCGCTGCTGTGATCTCTGATTTCCATGACTTTCATTTGTCATCACCTACTTTATAAGACTGCGAATCGGCAATCGTGAAAAAGTTCGGCTTGTATTCCGGATGCGCTTTCATCCAGGCAAAGAAGACGGTTTCAATCGCGTCATTCAGTTCGTCCTGGTCTTCTTTCGTCACACAGTCCAGCCAGCCTATGCAGTAGTCCCCGGCTTCGTCGTAGGCCTGGTCTTGCAGCCGGTCGAATAATTCGTCGGCGATCATCACGACGGGGCGGAACGATTGTACCTGGCCAACCCATACCGTCGAATACCCATACTGCCGGGCATCGTCCATGGCCTCTTCCAGGGCTGCCTCTTTGCGGTCAAAGAAGACGCCGTTATAGTCTTCTTCGTCGCCCAGGGCATAGGCCCACTTATTTGTCATTTCCATTCCTATCCCTCCTATCAATAAATTAATCGTTCGCCTTCACTGTCTTCTATTTCGTCTTTCCAATCCATGACAATGGCTTCGCCTATTGTTGACCCCTTTGTCGTCTCCAGTATTTCGGCGACGGCGTGCAGATAGCCAACGGCCAAATAGGTGGCGTAGTCCCTGGCCTTTGTATTGGCCGGATCCTGCCGAAGCTTTTTCTGTTGAGCAATAGCCATGCTCCAACGTGCTTTTAGGCCTATTTCAGCTGCCTTTAATTCCCTGTCTGTCATGGCGCTACCTCACAAACCACTTGGCAGCCCCGTTGATGACGTCCACAATCATGGCCGCCGGGCTGTCAAAAGCGACGCTGATGTGTTTAGGTTCATAAACGGCAAGGTCCGTAAATTCCACGGTCTTCCCGTCTTCGCTCAGAATCAGACAGGCATTAACGCCCGCTGCTTCCAGCGCCTTCTGCAAATACGCCAGCACTTCTCTTTTCTGTTCCATCTGGTTCTCCTTTCTTATTCCCCCTTCATGCTATAATGGCCATGAAAGGAGGTGTTTTCATTGGATAAAGAAACACTGGAAATTATCGAGCGGTTAGAACAAATTAACGAGAGCTACATAAAGTCAATCCAATCAACGCAAAATTCTTTGTCTATTTGCCAAATCATTCTAACGGCTGCCACTGTTATTAATGTAGCAATTGTATTTTTTACTCTTCCCAATGTTCCTGATGCGCTTTACTGCGTAGTAACAATCGTTGTTTTAATAGCTGCGATAGGTGTAATATTTAAGCTTTAACACCCGGCGAAGAATTCCAATGCCTATTACCGGGCAAATCGCTATGCAGATGTATTTGAAATCCAGCGTTGTAATTCCAATCCCTGCGAATATCCCAAACATGATATCTAGCAGGGAGCTTGCTATAATGAGAGCCTTGTTTTCCTGAGGCTCTTTTTTCTTTTCCATTCATCCTCATCCCCCTTTCTCCTTTTCTGTTTCCCCTTCATGCTATAATGACCATGAAAGGAGGTGTTTCCTATGAATCAATGCGAACGTGAAAAGCTTGTATTACTTATTGCTTCTGGCTGCAATTCATATCAAGCAATTCGTGCTGCCCTGCCGTCTTTAAAAGATATTGACTTGAAATATGACGAGGCTGCCCTTGTTTCAATGGTTAATGAGTCAAACGAACATGCCATTTACCATTTTCACCCTGACGACCAATTTATCCTTACAGAATCCGGTGAGTCTTTGTTGTATCAAATAAGGAAAGACCGTCGGCGTGAGCGTGAAACAATTATTTCAATTATCTTGTCCGCTATTGCTGCTGTTACCGGTGTAATAGCATTGATATGTTAATTGCGATACACACAACAGCGATTACAATAAAAACTAATGAAACGGCTGCCATTGTCCCCGGATGCAGCCACGCCCAATAATCGAACTGCTCCAAACTTCTGTGAAGCCTTGTAACAAAACAGGGCTTCCTTTTCTTTTCCATTCCTCCTCATCCCCCTTTCTCCTTTTCTGTTTCCCCTTCATGCTATAATTGATGCAAAAGGAGGTGAATATTATGGTTGACTTGGAAACTAAAGCCCATGAAATTACTATGGAATACTTGCACCAAAATCCCGTTACGGGTATTAACGGGCAGAAAGCCTCTCCAGAAGCTTTTGCTAGAGCTTACCAAACGTATTTCCATAGAATTTTAGCCGTTATGCGATCCCAGCACTAAAGTTGTATAACTGCGTAGGCTTGCAGATTCTCTCCTGCAATCTGTAGCGTCTCCATCGCTTCTTCATAGGTAAGGCCGTCTAAGAGTTTTCTCACTTCTTGGGCGGTCTTTCTTACTTTTTCCATGTCCACTTCTTTCTGATCCATTGGCTTACCACCTTCTTTCTCAATTCTTGTTACTTATCGCCCTGTTCTCATCGCTTGCCCGAAGGTCTGTAATCATGGTCCTGATATCTTCGTTATTATCAAGACATTCGATATTGAAGCGTTCCAGTTCGTCCGGTGTCATCATTATGACTCGGTGCCCTGCGGCTGTGTAAATATGGGCCTGAATCATCATCTTCCCATTTACCAGGCCGCTGTCCATGTCAATGAAATGTATTTTATCGACGTTAATACACCGTGCAGATTCCGACCACTTGCCGTCTCTTATGTTGATTTTCTGCTGTATGTAAAATCTTCCCATCCGAATCATCTCCTTCATGTAATTCTTTCATCTGCTATTACCCCGAAGATATTTATTTCTCCTGGCTCATCTTTTCCAGCTTTTTTGCCGTTAATCCACCAGTCTATCATGTCGTCCGCAGAATCAAAGGTGCATTTCATCCCTCGTGCCTTACGCCGCTTAATTGCGAGTTCTGCGCCACCGCGCCACATGTAGTTATAGATGTGCGGCCATCGTTTCGCGTCTCGCTTCTGTTTTGCCGTGCCGCTAAAGGGACAACATATGCAGCCGATGCGTTTAAAGCCTTCATCGTACAGACTGCAATATGGGATATGATACGTATGTATGTATTCCCAGATTTCCTCTGTACTCCAGTCAATGACCGGGTGTAGAAAGCGCTTCCCGTTTGGCTGCCTGCACGGTTCAATTAGCTTTCGCTTTTTTCGTCTGCTTGACTCCGCATGGCGTACACCCGTAACAACGAAGCGACCAGTGCCGCCGCGTTCTTTGAAGACCTTGCAGCAGTACCTGGCTAGTCGTGTTGGCAGAATCATATTTTTTTCGATGAGCTTTCTCATACTTATTGGGGGCTTTTCCATTGTGACTTCCGGGAATTTCTTATATATAAATCTCGTCAGCTCAGGTGGATCGACGGTCGTTACATTGTAGTGAGCATCAAATTTGACGCCAGCCCTTTTACATAAGTCCAGGACCACGGATGAGTCTTTCCCGCCACTAAACGCGACATAGTACCCGTCCGGCGGCTCATTGAGTTGCAGCCTTTTGATAGCTAACAAGACTTTGTCTACTCTCCCGAATAAAGTATCTTCGCATAACATGTTCGTTACCTTCTACCATATACGCCCTAAATTAACTTAAAGTTTATCAATATGGCAGCAAAATATATTCCTTATCAATCTTGTACAAATTGCATAAGGCTGCAAAATTTGCCGCATCAATAACGGTTTTACCGTTTTCCCAATTAACAATAGTTTGCTTGTTTTTCTGCATCTTTTTAGCTACATAAGATTGAGTCATATTTGCATTGACCCGCGCAGCTTTTAAGGATATCTTAAGCATATCGTTCACCTCTTTTCAACTACATCATAAATCAACTTTAAGTTTATGTCAATACTAAAAGTTTATTTTATCTATTTTTAGTGTTGACTAAAATCAACCAATAGTTATAGAATATTAGCAAAGGAGGTGTTCCCATGGCAGATGAATCTAAAATAAAAAGAACATTTGCTCGTAACTTATCATTATATCTTAGTAAGCGTCAGAAGACTCAAAAGGATTTAGCTGATTATCTCGGCGTAAGTGGTACCACTGTAACAAACTGGGTTCGTGGCTACAAAATGCCTCGAATGGATAAAATTGATAGAATTTGTACATTCTTAACGATTGGTAGGAATTCCTTATTAACAGATTCAAACGCCACCACCTCACAAATAGTTGCTGAATCATTTTCTTTATCTGATGCCGAAAAAGAAATGATAAAAAAATACCGTCGCCTCACCCCAGAAGGCAAGAAGACGGTACTAACTATTCTGGATCTGCAATACGCAGCTGTTGCCCCAACGATTAAGAACGACAAGGCAATTTGATTGTTGTTGACTTCAAAAGGAGATGATTTTTATGTTGAACGCAGCTATTGGCATCTTTTTAATGACCTCTATTTTGCTCGTCCTCTACTGCCTAGGCAGATTGTTGTTACATCCTATTGTCTCCTTTTTTCAGAAGAAATCGGCGGGGCCTCCGCTGGTGCCTTCAAAGCCTTTTGCTGAACCAGTTCCCATCAACGTTCAAAAGCAATCAAAAGTTCTCCATAATCCGCAAAGACGTTTTCCTGTTCTATTCTCTATCGTAGTTTTCCTGCTGTTTTGTATTATTGGCTATCAAGAATGGCAAATTCATTTATTGACACAAAGAATAGATAAGGTGGAGTCTGATTCTAAATATTCTGATTTCCAATACGCTGTTGATTCTTTGAGGTCTGACTTTAATTATCTTGAATCGCGACTTGGTACTTGCGAGTCAGCTATTGAAGATATGCAGACGCAGGATTATTAAGTAAAGGGGATGAGTTGATGAGAAAAGTTTTATCAGCCTTGATTTTCTTTATACTGATTTGTACTATGAGTTACGCTAATTATTTTGATAATTATCCTAAGCGTTTTGTCAGTTACGATTCTACGTCCCGTTTTAAAGCATACATTGATATGGACTCTGTGAATGTTGTTCGCTATGATCCCCCGTATTATGAAATAGAAGCAACGACATATTACTTCGATTATGTTCTTCATTCCGGGCTTAAACGCTCTATGCTCTTTTATTATGACTATGATAAACAAACTATTGCTTATCAGTTACAATCCCTTTATGAATGTGATGAAGACGGAAATGTCGGCCGCGGAGGTCATTCTTCTATAAAAACCATAATACCGTTTAAAAAATATAGCCCAGGATATTGTGCTGGAGAATTTGCATTTGTGAAAGCGTACGGGGTATTTTTCACTAAAGAATTGTTATTTGACTTCAAAAGGAGATGACTCTTATGTTGCACATAGCTATTGGCATTTTTTTAATAACTGTTGTCCTACTCGTCCTCTATTGTCTAGGCAGATTATTATTACATCCCATTGTCTCCTTTTTCCAAAACAAGTCACTTGCTTCTCCGAATATTGCCCCCAATACTTCCTCCAAAGCTTCTATGAATTCATCCCCTACTCTCACTAAAAGACAATTAAAAATCATGAAAGTAGTGACTATTTTGTTCGGTATATGTATTATTGTTTTCGGCTTTCTAATATGGTCTCTCAATAATGTACATGTCTATGCTAAAATTCCTGGAACTTATCTTTCCAATATTGACTCTTACCAATATACGCAAGCTGGAGACAATGCGTATATTAGAAAACATGGGGCATCTGCTCATGAATATTTTGCAACACGTCCTAGGTATTATCAACGAGTTGTTAAAATCATCCCAGCATCAAATAAGCTGCTTTCTTTTAATATACTGGCTTATGCTGCCAATGAAAAAGGTCAACATTTTGATATGGAATATAAGGCCGTGACGGCCACTGCACCAATGTTAGATTTATTAAAATACAAGGCTCTGTCACAACAAATGGTTGATTTTTGACGAGAAATAGCGTATAATAATAGTAAGAAACAGTACCACCGAAGGAGGTAATTGGATATGCCTACTATCAAAGACGCATTAGATATTATCGGTAAGTTGACTGTCGCAGAGCAGGAAAGCCTTAAAACAATGCTTTTAAGTCCTGCCTTTGTAAAGTCTTTGAATATTGAAGATTTCGTAGCAAAGGAACGCTTTGCAAATGGTCGTGTATGCCCTCTTTGTGGCTGTATCCATGTGGTTCGCAATGGTCATCGTAAAGATGGCACACAGCGATATGTATGTAAGGATTGTGGCAAGTCCTTCGTGATTGCTACGAACTCCATTGTGTCTGGTACAAGAAAAGACTTGTCCGTGTGGGAGCAGTACATTGATTGTATGATGAATGGCTTATCCATTCGTAAGACTGCTGTTGCTTGTGGGATTCACAGAAACACCGCATTCCTTTGGAGACACAAGATTTTGGATGCACTTCAGAATATGGCAGACGATGTTACCCTTGACGGCATTATTGAGGCTGACGAAACTTTTTTCGCCATCTCGTACAAGGGCAATCATAGCAAGAGTAAGACATTTGCTATGCCACGCAAGGCTCATAAGCGTGGTCATTCTACACATATCAGAGGCTTGTCCCAAGAAAAGGTATGTGTTCCTTGTGCGGTTAATAGGAATGGCTTGTCTATCTCCAAGATTACGAATACTGGTAGAGTTTCTACAAGAGATTTACATCATATTTATGATGGTAGGATTAAGACCAATTCCACTCTTGTTACGGACAAGATGAACTCCTATGTGAGATTTACAAATGCCAATGGCATTGACCTTGTGCAGTTAAAGACTGGCAAAGCCAAGAAAGGCATTTATAATATCCAACATATCAATAGCTACCATAGCCAGCTAAAGAGGTTTATGCGTGGCTTTAACGGTGTTTCTACCAAGTATCTGAACAACTATCTTGTGTGGAATAACCTTGTAAATTACGCCAAAGAAAGCGACATGGAGAAAAGGAACATCTTCTTAACTTTTGTTTTGGCAACATTGAAAACTGCTAAATGCAGAGATTTATCAAACAGACCAGCAGTTCCTCTGGTCGCCTAATTAGAATTTGTGGAGATGATAAGATGGTCAATATAACAGATGTAAAACAGATTCTTCAATTTGCAATAGATGCGGAGATTAAAGTCTTTCTTGATGGTGGCTGGGGTGTAGATGCTCTTCTTGGATATCAGTCAAGAGCCCATAATGATATTGACATTTTTGTAGAAAAGAACGATTATCAGAACTTTATAGAAATAATGAAAGCTAATGGCTTTTATGAGATTAAGATGGAATATACAACATTGAACCATACTGTATGGGAAGATTTGAAAAACAGAATTATTGATTTGCATTGTTTTGAATATACGGACGAAGGTGAAATTCTTTATGATGGGGATTGTTTTCCGGTAGAAACTTTTTCAGGTAAAGGAAGAATTGAGGAAATAGAGGTTTCCTGTATTGAACCATATAGTCAAGTAATGTTCCATCTGGGATACGAGTTTGATGAAAATGATGCACATGATGTGAAGTTATTGTGTGAGACACTTCATATCGAAATTCCAAATGAGTATAGATAACTGCAAATAACAGTTTGTAGGGGAGTTCTGATACTCCCCTATAAAAATGGCTATTTATCAACTGTTTGTTGTGACATAGCCAAATACAAATATCAAAATAAGCCTATAAAGATTTCTTTCGTGGATCATAAAAAGAATATCGGTTCTATAGTAATAGATCCCAATAAACCAAGCTATCCTCACATTTTATTATCAGTCCCCGATAAAGAAGTAATGGCCGATGGTGTAGGAGTCTATTTTAACTCAATAGGTCCCAATATCACTCATACTTATCTAAGGGTAAAAGGCTCTACTAATTTCGATGATTTTAAGAAAACAGTTAATGATAATCTATCAAATAAGGTTCAAAAACAAGATGAGGAAATTTCTCAAGCAATTAAAAATCTAAAAGCATTTTACGAAGGTGAATAAAAAAATCCCCCGCCGCGCCCCATTGCGGCAGGGGATTCAAGATGAAGCTGCTTTTTGTTATTTCGCCAGAAAGGGCAATTCCGAAAAAAACAGTTAAGCGCTTCTTGCTTATTGCTGTGTACAACAAGCCTGTTACCATTCTACCATATACGTCCTCTCTTTGAAAGGGAGGATTTCAAATGTTTGTTCGTAAAATTAAAAATCGTTGGTACTATACCATTAATGAAGTCGATCAGTACGGCGTCCGTCATAAGCATGAGCATTTCGGCGGCTTCACCCGTGCCGAAGCCTGCCGGGCCTATCGCCTGGCCATGGCCGAGCAGGACCGGACTGGGAAATACTTTGAACCGTCGTCGATGACCTTTACCGCGTTCCTCCAAGAATGGTTAGAAAAATACGCCCGCCATTATTTGAAGCCGAACACGATAGACGCCTACGACGCAGCCATCCGCAACCACATTGCCCCGGTCTTCGGCTCCTGGAAACTGCGCGAGCTGACCACGGCCGCCTTCCAGGACTGGGTGCTGGAATTGAAAGAACAGTATTCTAAATCGACGGTAAAGAGCATCATGAGTTGCCTTCGTTCGTCCCTGCGCTGGGCCGTCGCCAACCGTCACTATTTACTCACCAACCCCATGGACAACGTCAAGCTGCCGCCATACCGGACATCGCCGAAAAAGCCGGAAGTCTTTACGCCCGAAGCCATCCAGGCTATTTTCGCACAGTTCCCCGCAGGCCGCCCGATTCACATGCCCTGCGTCCTATCCTATTACACGGGTATGAGACTGGGCGAGTGCCTGGCCCTCACGTGGGATAACATCGACATGAAAGCCCGTACCCTCCGCATCACCGGCACGGTCTACGACAAAAAAGGCCTGCCGAAAATCACCGCCGCGAAGACCGTGTCGTCGGTCCGGACCATTACCTTTGGTTCCAAACTCTACGCTGAATTGAAAGCACAGAAATTATGGCAGGACAAAAACCGCTTCCAGGCTGGTCCCTTTTACCGCGAGGATCCGCAGCACAAATTCGTCTGCACCATGGATGACGGGCGCCAGATGACGAGCAACAACGTCAAATACTTCGGCATGTGGTGCAAAAAACATTTCCCCGGCACGAGCTTCCATTCGTTCCGGCACACTCACGCCACAATGTTAATCGAGCACGGTCTGCCCCTGGACTACGTTTCCAAACGTTTGGGACATTCATCTATCTACACCACGGCCAACGTCTACGACACCGTCACGGATAAACGCGAAAAAGCTGCCGTCGACGCCATGGAACAATTTCTGTAATTGAGAACAAAACCGCCCCGCCTTCCGTCCTGGAGAGCCGAGGACGGAAGAAAGGACGGAAGAACCCCCGCAAGCCGCACAGGGCCTAGAGGTTGAATTATCGTTAAATTATCGTAAGTTATTTTAAATGAGAATGGAGGTGCATATTGTAACACTTTCTATCCAGCGATGGTGCTTGGCCTATTTCCGCTCATTTCTTCTTAAAATCTTTCTTGACCTTAACCAGAATGGTCAGCTGCTTTTGCAGTTGGCCATTCTGGTTTTATTTGTTTCTATGTTTTTACAAGCTCCAGCCACGGTACATTTCTTCTTCAACCCGTTCCAGTTCATCTTTCTTTTTGCGATGATCTTCATCATCCCACCATGCCTGATATCGGCCGTGAGTATCTTCGACAGCTTTTTCCAGGAAGTGATTGATTTTCCCCAACACTTCCGTTTGGCGCTGCTGATGAACGGCCTCTGTATGCGGCGGATAGTGATTGCCTTCTCCCCGCTTGAGAATTGTCTTCTTGGCACTGCCATAGAGCCGGACGGTGTCTTTAGTCCGGGAAACATCGAGTATTTCTTTTCCATTAGGTCCCATAGTCAGCGTATACACAGACGCCTGGCCTTTTTCGACGGTATCTCCTAAAAGGAGTGCCGTCTTTTTTTGTGGTTCCAATTTCCCTGTCGGTATATCGCTCAGGACCACATAAGCCCGGCCATTATGTGATAGTATCTGGAAGTCTTTCAATGGTTTGCCGCCTTCCAGTTTGCTGTGACGCATGACGAGTCTTGGCAGCTGCCGTGAATACAGGATGCGATCCGAGTCCGGAACGTTTTCTTTGAGTTCGCCTGCTTTAGCCAGGTACATCTTTTCTTTGTTTTTAGCTTTGATGACTTCATCGTAGATTTTCTTGGCTTCTTCCTGGTTAGCCTTATTCTGCTGGGCCAGTTCGTCTACGATGCGCTGGATATCATCTTCTTTTTTACGCAGTTCTTCATTATAATCTTTCAGCTGTTTTTCCATGGCCTGTTTTTAGCGCAGCTTGTCCGAATAAGACAGATAGAATTCCTTTTTCTGCTTATATGGGACGTCTTTCAGCTCGATATACTTCTTTTCCCTTGGCTTGAGTGCGTCTAGGATACGTTGATGACGTTTCTTTAGATTATGATAATCTTTACCGATGATACGTTCGATAGCTATGTTTCTAAACAAATGTTCTGGAATGACTTTGGCCTTGACTTCTTTATATTTTGCCAGCTGTTCAGCCTGCCTCTTCGACTGTTCCTTAGCCCGTGCTTTCAGGCCGGCATAGACGTCATTTGCCGTGACAACGATGGGTTCATGATTGCAGGGCTTCTAGCGAACTCATGATTATGCTGTTTGTGCGTTATCCAACGGATCCTTTACGACTGGCGAATCGTACACAGTAAAGGGGCAATATCTATACACCGTGTTTCGTCGCGATTTCCCTCTAAGTCCCAGGCAACAGTACCATTTAATACAGTCATGCACGAGCGAAATGTATTTAAATCCTGTAACTTTGGTCCTATGTCAAGTTTGAGTACAAATTAAATTGAGGTTTCTATCAATCAGTTATCCAGCAATCAAAGCTGCCTTTTTCTTGTAGTTTGCATATAATTTTTCATAGTCATTTGGTGACATATAGTTACAGTGACTGTGAATTCGAACAGTATTATAAAACGTGTTAATGTATTCAAACACCAGCATATAGGCTTGTTGATAATTTTCAATCTTAAATCGATTCAGCCATTCTCGCTTAATCAAGGCATGGAATGATTCTATGCAGGCATTATCCCATGGATAGCCTTTCTTCGAATAGCTGCGGCGCATCTGTGCGGTTTCCTTGATATAGGATTGCGAAAGATATTGGCAACCGCGGTCCGTGTGAATTACTACCAGACGGCCTGGATTCCTGGTTTGCTTTGCCATTTGAATCATCCTAACAATGCTAGATGCATTCAACTTCCGGGATAAATTCCAGGCAATGATTTTTCGAGAAAACAAATCCATGATACTGGCCAGATACACAAATCCTTCAGTGGTCCAAATATAAGTAATATCGCTGCACCAGATTGTGTCTGGTCTTGGCGGATTAAATTGTTCTTGCAGAATGTTAACCAATATGGCATCCAAACAACGGCTCTGGGTCGTAACGGTATAATGCTTGACCCAACAAGCACGAATCCCCATTTGCCGCATGTAAAGGCCCACTGTCCTTTCGGAAATACATTCACCTTTCTGTTGAAGCAATTTAGTAATTTTGGGTGCTCCATAGATATGCTTTGAATCTTCGTAAATGGTTTGAATCTGTTTTTTTACCTCCTTACGGTGCGTAGCTTGTTTGGATAATTTGCGATGACTCCATCCATAGTAACCTGATGTAGAAACGCCCAGTTCTGCCAGCACTCCAGATACCGAAAAATGGCGTTTCTCCTGATGGGCTTTTTCAGCTTCCTGTTTGACGCTATGGTAAATGGCAGGGATTATTTGTCTAGAATGCTGATAGCTTTTTTTAAGACATTGATGGCATCCTTGGCATCTCGTAATTCACGTTTCAAACGAGCGATTTCCTTGGCTTCATCAGATGCATAGTTTCCGGATCCGCGATATGGCATTTCCCCATTATCCCGCAATTGCTTTTGCCATCGGGACAGTGTCTGTTGGGAAATTCCTAAATTATGGGCACACCCAATCAGTCCTAAATCACGATGATCATGGTAATATTGGACAGCATCCACTTTGAATTGTTTGTTGAACTTCGTCAT